TCATTCTGCGGTTTTGTACGAAAATCGTAGTTCAATGCCGTTTTTGAGCAAAATCGAGGTGGTAAGGCCATCTTTTATACAAAAGTTTGAGACCGTTTCGTTGAGGAAATCCTTGACGATTTTGGGGTCGATCTTGCGGATGAAACGCTCGTAGTTCACATAGCGCTTGTCCAAGAGCTGCTGTGTCAGAATGAACTGGCTGGCCTTCTGCATGAATGCCTCATCGGAAAGCGACAGGTCGAAGGCATTGGCGATGTCCAGCTCGTTGATGCGGGAGTCTACCTCGCTGAGGGCTTTTGTGATGCGCTCACGCTCAATGTTGAAGTCTTTACTTGCCATCTCGTCATCTCCGTAGAGATAGATGGTCTTCAGGCGGTTGAGGGCGCGCTCAAGCCGGCGCTTCTCGGAGAGCAGCAGATCGCGTTCGCTCAAGTCCGCACTGGACTCCGTGGCCGCGATGGTAGGAGATTCAAAGCACTTCTCGTCAAAGCCGCTGCGCAGGTGGTTGTATAGTTCTTCGAGGCCCGGACGCTCGATGTGGTCAACGCGGGAAAGCGCTTCGCCACGCAGCAGCTTCTTCTCCAATGTTTCGATGGATGTCGTTCTGCCGAAGGAGTTGGATGCTTTTATCAGGTTGGCGAAGAAGTTCAGTACGAATGGGCCGAGGGTCACATCGGAGACATACTTGTTGGTGCAGTCCTCGGATTTGCGTCGCCGCGAGCAGATATACATAGACGGTCTCCAGCCGTCTGCCCGGACTTTATCGGTGGTTGCAGCCATCGTGGCACCGCAGCAGCCGCAGGTGAGCAGCCCAGCGAAGACGTGGATGTTTTTCCGATGATAGGTAGCATTCTTGTTGTAGCGCTTGCTTTCCAGAATGAGACCGACAGCAGCCTGTCGTTCAGGGGACACAATGGCCGGGTGGTGGTTCTCGACCAATACCCATTCGTCCTTGCCCTTTTCGCGGAAACGCTTTGTGTTGGACTCGTCGCGGTAATTGTACCGATACGTTCCAGAGTAGAATGGACTGGAAAGAATCGTGTGGACGGTGGTCGGACTCCAGTCGTTTCCAGCGCGGGATTTCAGGCCACGCTCATTCATAATCCGAGCAACCCGGACAATGGACTTTTCGGACTCGTACAGGGAGTAGATCAGACGGACGATTTTGGCCTCGTCCTCGGCGATGGAGAAGGTCTTGCTCTCTTTGTCGTAGGAGTACCCGTAGGGAACCTTGCCGCCGTTCCAGATACCATCATTGGCGCGGGACACGAAGACGGCGCTGACTCGCTCAGAGGTCGTTTTGCGCTCCAGTTCCGCAAAGATCAGGATGATTTTGAGCATGGCTTCGCCCATCGCAGAGCTGGTATCGAATTGCTCGTTCTTCGACACGAAGACCACGCCAAGCTCTTTCAGCTCGGCGTACATGACGGAAAAGTCCAGAAGGTTACGGCTGATACGGTCGATTTTCCAGACCAGCAGGTGAGAGAACTCGCCGGTCCTCATTCGGGCCATCATCTGCTGATAGTCTGGACGGTCGGTATTTTTGGCAGAGTAGCCTGCATCCTCGAAAATCACATAGTCCGAGATGCCGAGGGCATATTTTGCATAGTTGATGAGTTCTTCTCGCTGGACGGGCAGGCTAGCCCGGTCAACCTGATACTGCGTTGAGACTCGAACGTATATGGCGGCTTTCTTTTCCTCAAAGCGTTGTGCCGCCTTCTTCGTCACATAGCCCATTGCGAAACCTCCAGAAGATAATGATAGCTGAAGAAAAAGCAGCTCCGTGCGTAGTGCGGGGCTGCTTTTCTGTTATGCACAAAAAAGAACGCTAAGAATTATGCAAATTGTCGGGAGGGGGGAGGGGGGTACACATCCAGCGAATGGATAACGGCATCTCGGATGCCGCCATAGTCAGCGCGGTATGGCTCCAACTTTTGTAGCATGGTGAGAGAGATGGTCTTTTGGGGGCCACACTGTTCGTCCAGAATATGAGTCGGTACGATGTAGAAGTCCCATCCATCCAACACCAGCGGGTCGGCACGCTCGCGCACGGTCTCCGTATAGAGGCAGAACACATACACGTCAGATTGCCGCTTAACCTCCTCGGCATAGCCGCTGATGGAGTCCCAAGCTCTCGTTGGCCGGATGCTGAACTGGATGCTGGACAGTCTTCCATCGCCCTGCCGCCATGCCTGAAGATATGCGCAGCTCTTGACCTCGATGCGCACTTCATCGCGGGCCTCGCCATTACATACCCAGTTGTATGGGAAAGAGATGTCGTAGGGAGTCCAGTCATCGTTGGTTCCGCTCAGATCAACGCCCAGCGCGGCCGATACGATGAACTCGCAGTAGGAGCCCCGCAGGGTGTTGTTGAGCAGGTCTGAGGCGTTCCAGCGCCAGTAGTCGCTCAAGGATTTACCAATGGGCATATCATCGAAGACGATAAGCTCGTCCCCGGTACATTGCTTCGTCATAATTTTCACCTCCTCGAAAAGTCAACCCGTATCAGCCTACGTCGGCTTTTTCCTCATGTTGCATGGACGTTATGATGACCCGCTGCTCTGGAGTCATATAGCGATCGAGCAGCGACCACAAAACCTGCCGGTCTGCGATGGACGCTTTCTCGTAGCAGGCGACTAAGATGTTGACGTCGGGCGGTGTGCGGCTTGCAGCTGGCAGATCGGCACCGACCAGAACGTCCAGCGTCACGCCCAGTACAGAGGCCAGCTCCACAGCGGTCTCGATGTTCGGCGTTCTATCGCCGGAAACATAACGTGAGATGGTCGTCTCCGTTGTGTTGATGCGCTCTGCGACAGCACGCTGCGTGAGGCCGCGCTTGTCGATGAGTTCTTTGAACTGTTTGGCGAACATGGCTTTGCTGTACATAGTGATACCTCCCAATGTAGCTTACTTACCAAGTTTATAACATACTTGTCAAAGAGTAAACAAAACTTACCAAAATTATCATTTTAAGATTGACATATACCATATTGGTAAGCTATAATGAAGACACGGAAAGGGGGTGAACAGATGAATAGCTCCAAGCTCAAGGGCATCCGGGTCGAGAAGGGAAAGACCCAGAAGAACATGGCCGAATTGATCGGCAAATCGCTTGTTACCTACTCCAAGAAGGAGCGCGGAGAAGTCGAGTTCTCCAATGAGGAAATGAGCATTGTCGCCAAAGCGCTTGACCTGACCAGCGATCAGGTCAACGCTATTTTTTTCGACGATAACTTACCGAAAGGGTAAGTATACGCATGGCGGTTTGCTGATGTCTAAAGTATAACGCATCAAGGGGGCAAAGAAAATGGGACGCGATGCCGCAAAAGCCTGTGAAAACCAGTGCTTCCGGTGTAGGAAAGAGGCCGCAAAGCACAACGATAAGCTCGGTAGCCGTGAAGGCGCTGCGGAACTGCTCGGAATCTCGGTTTCGAGCCTTGCGGATTACGAGCTGGGCAATACGAAGGTCATCCCGGTGGATAAGGTGGTGCTGATGGCAGACATCTACAATGCACCGGAGCTGATGGCGTGGTATTGCTCGTCGGAGTGCCTTATCGGAAAGAGCCTCGAAATGCCGTCCCCTGAAATTGCCTCGGTAGAGCGTACGACCATGAAGCTGCTGAAGCAGCTCCGGCAGGGTGACATCGAGCAGGTCAAAGAAAAGCTCATCGACATCACGGCAGATGGCATCATCTCCAAGGATGAGTGGGCAGACCTGACCGAAATCCTCGACTACCTCGACGGACTGATTCGGGCGGCGCGAGAACTGAAGCTCATTGGCTCCAAGCTCCTGAATGGAGGTGCAGACGATGGCTGACCTCCAAGTGCTGAAGAAGCTGCTGGCAGAAGAATATGGCATCACAACCGCAAGAGAACTCGACGAAGCCATGAAGAAAATCGGCGGATTGAATATCGGCGTGTTTGCATCGCCGGTAAGAAAGGATGGAACGAAACATGAAAAAGTACGCAGTATTGCACGAGCCGGGTGACATCGTTACGCTGGCCGGAACCAGATTTGTGGTGCTGGATGTTGAGCGTCGTGGTAGCCTGCCGGACAGCCTGTTCCTGCTGGCGCTGGAATCGGTTGGTGCTTCTGAATTTGGCAGCTCCAACAACTACGCAGAGAGCGACCTGAAGAAGGCCGTGGACAAGTGGTTGGAGGACATGGGCAAGAGGGGTCTCGACAACGCCAAGCTCATCCCCCGCGAGATCGACCTGACCACGCTGGACGGTTCCGGCTGCTATGGGAAGCTGTCGGTGAAGGCTGCGCCGCTTACACTGGATGAAGCTCGCGAGTACGCTGACATCATCCCCAATGCGGAGCGGTGGTGCTGGCTGGCGACCGGTTGGAGCGGTCCCAGCAAGTCGGACGGTGATCTCGCCCTGTACGTCGGCTCCAATGGCGACTGGAACTACGGCTACTGCTCCTTCTCGAGCGGCATCCGCCCCGCTTTGAAGGCCCCCTCTGTCCTCTTTGAGGACTCTGAGGCGGGTCTGGACTTGAGCAAGGTTCCTACCGATGATCTGCTTCAGGAAATCCACCGCAGACTCGCGGAAAAGGCATGAGTGCCGATAAGCTGGCAGAAGCGCGGCAGGCGGCGGAAACATCGCTGGGATTCAAAATCCCGGATGTGGTAGCCACCAGCGTTCTATGGTATGCCCGGCGCAAATGCGAACTGGCAGAGCAGCCGGAGAGCTACCTTCCGCTTCTGTACGAAACCGAGCTGACTGACTACTATATGCGGTTGGCAATCAACCTGAAGGGAGAAAAGCAACGTGAGCAACGAATGCGTGAAGCCCGAAATTCCGCAGTTCCCGGAACTGACATTTGAGGAAGAACGGCATCTCTACTACCTGAACGGACTGGAAGTACCCAGCGTGACCACCCTGATGAAACCGCTGTCCAGTGACTTTTACAGCACGGTGGACCCGGAGGTTCTGAACAAAGCTGCAAAGCGTGGCACAGCCATCCACAACGCGGTGGAGAACTACGCCAAATTCGGCATCGAGGACATTCCGCCGGTGTATGCCGGGTATTTTGCCGGCTTCCGGGAGTGGTGGGATAGCCGCAAGCCGGAAGTTCTGGCGACCGAAACCAAGGTCTACCACAAAATCCTGCGGTATGCAGGCACGGTCGATCTGCTGTGCATCATCGACGGCAGGGTGACGCTGGTGGACTACAAGACATCGGCGCAGGTGAACAGCAAGCTCTGCGCTGTGCAGCTTGAAGCCTATGACAGAGCATGGGAGAGCCACGACATCAAGGTCGATGACCGGCTGATTCTCCACCTGTCCAAGAAAGGCTTTCAGGAGGTGCGCTTCCCCCGGAGCGGGAAGTGCTGGTCGGTGTTCTCGTCCTTGATGACGATTAAGAACTACATGAACGAGTAATTTTTAGGAGGTTCGACAGATGGAAAAGGAAACTATGGTGGCAACCGTGCCGCAGGCTGAAATCGTTGATGAGCAGCAGCTCTCCCGCGATGTGACCGACATTGAGTTTCAGGCGGAGTCGCTGGTTATCCAGAGTGATGAAGACTACGCCTTTGCCGGTGAGTTCGGCAAGATGCTGAAGAAAAAGGCATCGCAGATCACGACGTTCTTCAAGCCCATGAAAGACAGCGCCTATCAGGCCCACAAAGCGGTTTGCGACCGGGAAAAGGCCATGCTGACCCCGCTGCGCAATGCAGAGAAGACGGTCAAGCAGGTGATGAGCGCCTACATCGCGGAGCAGGAGCGCAAGCGCCGGGAGGCCGAGGAAGCGGCCCGGCGGGCGGCGGAAGCCGAACGGGAACGCAAGATTCAGGAAGCGGCTACTCTGGAAGCCGCTGGTGATGCAGATGGCGCAGAAGCCGCTTTTGAGGAAGCTGCCATCATGGATGATGCGGCAAGCTATGCGGTAGTACCCGCAACGGCCGCGCCGAAAGTCTCTGGTGTCAGTACCTCGAAGGACTGGGAAATCGTCGAGATCGACCCGAAGGCAGTCCCGCTGGCGGTGGCTGGCATTGAACTCCGCCCGGTCGATCAGGCCGCTGTTATGCGCCTCATCCGCGCCTCGAAGGGCCAGATTGAGATTCCCGGCATCACCTACCGTCAGGTCGCAAAAATGAGCTTCAGGGGGTAAGAGAATATGTCTACTGCTATGAGCAAGGCTGAGAGCAACGCTCTCGTTGTCAGCTACGACGTTCTTGGTACGCACGTTGAGCTGGATTTGGATTTCGTGAAGAAGTACCTCGTTCGCGGCAAGGCAGAACTGGTAAGCAATCAGGAACTCGTGTTCTTTATGAATACCTGCCGCCAACAGAAGCTCAACCCGCTGGTTCAGGGTGAGGTGTACCTCATCAAGTACAGCAAGGATGACCCGGCGCAGATGGTCGTTGGCAAGGATGCCTACCTCCGCAGAGCATTTGACCACCCGGACTACCTGTTCAAGAACGACGGCATCACGGTACAGCGTGGGAACGAGATTATCCAGAAAGAGGGATGCTGCCTCTATCCGGGTGAAACTCTGGTTGGCGGCTGGTGCCGCGTTACCTTCATGCGGAACGGCAAGGAACGCACTGCATTCAAGGAAGTTGCCTTTGCCGAGTACAACAAGGGGCAGGCAAACTGGAAATCCAAGCCTGGCACCATGATCAACAAGGTCGCTGTCAGCCAGTGCGTGAGAGATGCCTTCCCGAAGGACTATGAGGGCATGTACTCCGAGGATGAGATGATCGCATCCGGCGCTATCCCGGCGGAATACAGGGAGCTGGATGACCCGAAGCCGGAAGAACAGCCGGCCGAGGAAGAAGACCCGGTCATCTCGCAGGAGCAGCGCCAGCAGCTTTTCAAGGCGGCGCAGGCAAACTTCGGCAAGGACAAAGGCAACGCCGTGGTCAAGTCCATCATCGAGGAGATGGGGCTGACCTCTACGACCGGCATGAAGATGTCCACCTACAACAAGGTGGTCGAGCGGCTGGTCGAGATCTGCACGGCCCACAAGGCGGAGCTGGAAGCTGAGGAAGCCACCAAAAATGACGGTGCAGCCGAAGAATAAAGCCACCGGCGGAAAAGGAAGGTGAGGGGATGCCGTGGATAAGCGTACATCAGGAGGTGGACGGTACGAAGCTCCGTAGATTATACCGTGCCATCGGGTGTTCCAAGTTTGAAGCCCTCGGCATCCTGAACTTCCTGTGGTTCTGGGGCATGAAGAACGCCGATGAGACCGGGCTGGTCAAGGATGCAGACCTCGAAGTCCTGAGCCGATACCTGTACGGCTGCGGCGAGGACTGCCAGCTCGACATGGGCAAAGTGGTTCAGGCCCTTGTGGACACCGGCTGGATTGATGTGGCGGCCGACGGCTTTTACATCCACGACTGGGACACATGGCAGGAGCAGTGGTATAAGCTCCAGAAAAACCGCAGGCTGGATGCTGAACGAAAGCGGAAAGCCCGCCAGATGGAGCGTGAGACCGCAAAGCCTGCGCCGAAGACCCCGGAGCCGGAACCTCCTGTGAAATCAGAAGTCAAGCCGCCTGCAAAGCCGAAACCCGATAAAAAATCCTATGCGGAGTTCGTGAAGATGAGCGAAGCAAACTACGACAGGCTCGTGAAACTGTACGGCAAAGCCTTTGCGGATGCCTGCATTGTGGAGCTTGACAACTACAAGGGCGCACGGGGAAAGACCTACAAGGACGACTACCGCGCCATCCTCTGCTGGGTCGTAGACCGGGTCAAAGAAAAGAAACCGGGCCTGCTTCAGCAAAGCGTTAGCGAGGCAGCACCGGCTAAGGATAATCCGTTCAGAGAGTGGGGTGAGCAGAATGGGTGAATTTGACGGCCTGCTGCAAGGTGCTGTTCGTCAGGCGCAGGCGGCAAATCAGCCGGAGAACGGTGATTACTACGACGATGAAGGGTTCCTCGTCTGCGGGAACTGCCATACCCGTCGGCAGGTAGAGGTCAATATGCCCGACCTGAAAGCCGTTCCGTTCGACCCTAAGAAGAAAGTCCGGGTCAAGATGCCGGTATCCTGCCGCTGCCGGGCAGAACGGCGGAAGCAGGAAGAGCAGATGCTCATGCAGGACCGGGAAATGCGGGCAGCACAAACGCTTCAGCGGCAAAGCCTCATGGACGAACGCCTGCGGGACATTAGCTTTGACGGATTCCAGCAGACTAAGGATAACGCCTACAACCTGAAGCTCTGCCTGCGGTATGCGAAGCACTTCGATGAAATGCTGGCAAAGAATCAGGGGCTTTTGTTCTACGGCGGGGTCGGGACCGGGAAGACATTCGCAGCGGCCTGCATTGCAAACCATCTCCTGAGCCTGCGAGTCCCGGTGGTGATGACCTCGTTTGTGAAGCTGCTGGAAACCATGCAGGGCTTCAGTGAGGATGACAGCACCCTGATTGCCCGGCTGAACAGGGCAAAGCTGCTCATCATTGATGATCTCGGCGCTGAACGCAGTACAGACTTTGCGCTGGAAAAGGTCTACGACATTGTGGACAGCCGGTACAGAGCCAAACTCCCCATCATCCTCACCACGAACCTGAGCATGACCGAAATGAAAGAATCTGCGGACATCCGCTACACCCGCATCTATGACCGTATCTTTGAAATGTGCTACCCGATGCAGTTCACAGGTCGGTCGTGGAGAAAGGCGGAAGCGGCCCGCAGATTTGACGAGATGAAGAACTTTTTGGAGGGCAACGATGGATAAAGTTATCATCGCAAGCGTTGAGGACCGGCTTACGGTAGCTGCCATCCTCGTAAAGAACGACTACACCGTCCGGCAGGGCAAGCAGCTCCGGCAGGGCAAGAAAAGCTACGAATACTATCTGGAGTACGCTCCGAACGACAAGCCGAAGCAGGCGGCAGGGGAATGAGGACGCAATTCTGCATCTATGGGGAGCCGCGAGGTAAGGAACGCCCGAAATTCTCAACCGTATGCGGCCATGTGACAGCCCGAACCCCGGAAAACACGGTTCTGTACGAAAACCTTGTAAAGACCGAGTACAGAATCCAATCCGGGGTTCGGTTTGCTGATGACGCCATGTTGAGCGTGAGGATTTTTGCGTTCCTCTCCGTCCCGAGGTCGGCCAGCCAGAAAAAACACCTTGCTATGATCGACCGCCTGATACGTCCGACACGAAAGCCTGATTTCGACAACATCGGCAAAATCATCTGCGATGCCCTGAACGGCATTGCCTACCGCGATGATGCCCAGATCGTAGACGCACTGGTTCGGAAGTTCTACTCAGACATCCCGCGTGTTATCGTTGAAATCTCAGATATACCGTATGAACAGTAAAGGAGAATGACTATGAGAGACAAAACGTATGTGCTGTCCCTGAGCGCGGACACCTTCAACGCCTTCAAGATGGACTTCGACAGCGCCCTCCAGCGCTTGCTTCAGAAGATGGACAGGCTCCAGAGCGACAGCGCCTCCATCAACTGCAAAATCAGCGTGGCACTGACCCCGGCTCCGGAACGGAACTTCGATGCAACGCGGGAGGGGGACACCGTGCAGGTGATGAAGCCCAGCTTCAGCCACGAGATCAGCACCGAAATCAAGGTCAAGGACAAAACGACCGGCAACCTCTCCGGCAACCGCAAGCTGGTGTGGGATGAGGAGCTGATGGAGTATGTGATGAAGGACATCGACGATGGGCAGACCTCGCTTTTCGACACGGCCCAGAGCCGCCAGAATGCTGCGCCCCCTGTGGAGCAGGAGCCGCCCCAGCTCCCGGAAGGCATCGTGGATGTTGACTACACGGTCATCAGCGATGACAAGGGCTACATCCTGCGCAACCCCGATAAGTGCGGCATCAAGGACCAGTGGGGCATCCTCAAAGTCCTTGTGGGAGAGCGGATGACGGTGAGCCGGAGTGCAGGCCACTGCTATGCGGAGACCGCAGACGGCATCATCGCCCTCGGCTCTGCCTACCTCGCAGAAGACCCCCGCCATGTGGATGACAGCATTCTGGAGCCTCATCTGGCAGAGGAAATCGCCTGCAACGGCTTCGGCACGGTTCAGGTCGGCGACCATGAGGAGCCGGAGAAGATCGTGGTCGAGTGTCTGGAGTGCGGCGGCATCCTGCTGGAAGTGGAGAACCCCGATGCCCAGAAGGGTGATGCCGAATGAGGTATGGAACCTGCTTCCTGTGCGGAAAGACCGGTTGGATGGAAGAACACCACGTCTTCGGAGGCCCCTTTCGGGACAAGTCAGAGCGGTTTGGGCTGAAGGTGAGTCTGTGCGGTGAGAGCTGCCATCGGAACGGCCGGTATGCGGCGCACCAGTGCAGGGAAACCTCCGATGCCCTGAAGCAGTTCTGGCAGATCAAGTACATGATGGCCCACAAAGCCAGCGTCGCAGACTTCCGGGCAGCATTCGGGAAGAACTATCTGGAACTCGACTACTACGATGATGAAAGGAGCTACCCTATGAACATTATTGCCATCAGCGGCCGCTTGGCACGCGACCCTGAACTGCGCACCACTCCCAACGGTAAGCCCGTGGTGGAGTTCACGGTTGCGGTTGATCGGCCCGGCGTTAAGGACCAGACGGACTTTATCGACTGCGTGGCGTGGGAAAAGAAGGCTGAGTTTGTTGCCCGGTATTTCAAGCAGGGAAAGCGTATCGAGGCAAGCGGCGTCCTTACCACGCGCACCTACGAGAAAAACGGGGTGAAGCGCAAGCGGACGGAGGTTCGCTGCGATCAGGTCTTCTTCGGCGAGTCCAAGAAAGATAGCAGCTCCACCCCGCAGGCAGCGCCGGAACCCACGAACGATGATTTCCGCCCGCTGCCCGATGATGATGACATCCCGTTCTGAGAAAGGAGAACACATGGAAGAAAACAAGAATCCCCTTATGGGCCACGTCGTAAAGGTCCCTGCACAGGTGTCCGGCATCCCTGACGGGGTGCAGATGACGGTGAACGCAGCCATGACCACCTTTGCGGCGGTCGATGGCAAACCGGCTGGCATCGAAAGCATGGGCACGGCAGAGTGCAATATGCTCGCCAGCTATACGCGGGGAACGGTTTCGTTCTCTGTCCACGGCGAAAAGCCCGTTATGGTGAGCGTCCGTCTGGATGAGTTGATGAGGCTCCTGCGGGCTGCTGCTGTATGTCACCACGAGCCGGAAGACAAGAAGAATGCTGAGGAGGAAAAGGTATGAGAAAGCTGTTTACGTCTGAGTCTGTGACCGAGGGCCATCCCGACAAGGTGTGCGACCGTATCTCTGATGCGGTGCTGGATGCAGTGCTGGCGAAGGACTCGGAGGGCCGGGTGGCCTGTGAGACCTGCTGCACCACCGATACGGTGTTCATCGCAGGCGAGATCACGAGCAAGGTCGATGTGGATATTGAGGGCATTGCCCGGCGGGTCCTGCGTGACATCGGCTACACCGGCGGGGCATCTGGCTTTGATGCTGATACCTGCAAGGTCATGGTGTCCGTCCACAAGCAGTCTCCCGATATTGCGATGGGAACAAGCGACACGATGGGCGGCGCGGGCGATCAGGGCATGATGTTCGGCTATGCCTGCAACGAAACCCCGGAGCTGATGCCCCTGCCCATCATGCTTGCACACAAGATGGCCTACAAGCTCGCCCAGACCCGCAAGGATGGGACCATCCCCTTTATCCTGCCGGATGGCAAAACGCAGGTAACGGTGGAATATGATGGGGATGGGAAGCCCCAACGCATCGACACCATCGTCATCTCCACCCAGCACACAGACGGGAGCCTCCCATTGCTGATGAACCCTCTGGTGGAAAATGTCATCACGCCTGTTTTGCAGGAAGCCCGTCGGCACCTCCCGTGGCTCGACATCGACACCTACGACCTGTACATCAATCCTACCGGGCGTTTTGTGCAGGGTGGCCCTGCGGCAGACACCGGCTTGACCGGGCGGAAGATCATCGTGGACACCTATGGCGGCTATGCTCCCCACGGCGGCGGGGCATTCTCTGGCAAAGACCCCACGAAGGTTGACCGCAGTGCAGCATACATGGCCCGGCATATTGCAAAGAATGTCGTGGCATCGGGTCTGTGCGACAAGTGTCAGGTCCAGTTGGCCTATGCGATCGGCATGGCGCTCCCGGTGTCCCTGCGCATCGACACGTTCGGGGCCAATGTGGATGAGGAAAAGCTCTGCAATGCAGTAGATCGCTGCTTTGAACTGACCCCGCTGGGAATCATTGATGCCCTGAACCTGCGCCTGCCCATCTATGAACAGACATCCGCCTACGGTCACTTCGGCAATGTAACGGGCGGCAATTTCACATGGGAGAGTACCCATAAGGCGGGACTCCTGCGCAGAACGTACAACACACTGTAAGAAACAGGGCAAGCCTCTTTCCCCGTGGGCGGGGAAGGGGGCGAAGCCCATGATGGGAGGTTTAGACATGGCACAGGAAGACATGAACGTCACCATTCCCCCGGAAATGATGCAGGAGATCGTACGGGTGGCATCGGAAACAGCCATTGAAAAGATCCAGCACGAAGCGGAGCGGAACCGAAAGGCCGTCAAGGATAAGCGCCTGCATAACACCAAGCTGCTGCTTCAGAACTACCACTGCTTTGTAGAACATAGCAAGAGTGCCGTGTATGAAGCCAGCCAGCTCTCCGAGGATGACGACTTCGAGGAGTTGATGGAGGAGCTGATGAGTCAGAGCGACGGCAGGGTGAGGGTCCCGGTGGTGAGGAGCATTCAGGAGAGTGCTGCCCACACCCGCATCATCGTGCAGCACATCGACCGTATGCTGGAATACTACAAGTTCCGCTGTGAGCATTCCAAGCGTGCGGAGGAAATGCGTCGGTATCGGACGATTTACGACCTCTACATTGCCCCTGAACCCAAGACTCAGCAGCAGATCGCCGATGAAGAACACGTCGATTTGTCAACCGTGTTCCGCGACCAGAAGGCTGGTATTTCCAAGTTGAGTGCCCTGATTTTTGGATGGTTGGACTAAAATTTTGGCAAAGTTGCAAAAAAGTTGCTATTGCAGTGCAATTACCAATGTGGTAAGATACGAAGCGTGAACCGATGTGTCACCCCGGAAAAACCGCGAGCGGCACATCCGGCCTCGTATCAAGCTGTAAAGCCAAAATTTTTCGTTCCGAATGCAAAACCGATTGACTCCGGTGGGTAAAGGGTTAGAATGAAGATAGGCCCAAAATCTTACCGAAAAGGTCAGGAGGTACGACAGATGGAACGAAAATCCGATAAAGTTAGACGTCTGGTTGCAGACGGCGACTTCAAAGGGGCTTTGCGGATTGCAAAGGACTTCAGGCTCGGCATCACGAAGGAACAGTCCTCCACGATGACAAGAGCGTATGAGTGCATGGTCCACGGCAGATTCTACAAGCAGCTCGGCTATGATCTCGATGAGAAGATAGCTGAGGGTGTGAAGATTCTGGTGGGCTTGTACGGAAGGAGCGAGGCACATGATTTACACCAGCCGGTACAGTAACCCGGAACTCAAGACCGGGAACTACACAGTCGTTGGGATAACGCGGGGAGCGCCTAAGTTCCCCCTTCGGTATACGCTTGCAGGCAACATCATGGAGATCGCGCCGCCGGGTTATCTGTTCAACGAATACAACCGGGAGCGGTTCACGCCGCCCTACTTCCAGCACATGGACAGAGTAGGGACGGCGCGGATTGCTCAGATTCTCCAGCATTATGAGGACATGGGCAAGCCCGTGGTGCTTTGTTGCTACGAAGATGTCCGAAAGCCCGGAGAGTGGTGTCATAGACTGGTGTTCGCAGAATGGTGGCTCCAAAGAACAGGAGAAATGATCGAGGAGCTGCCCGACCCGTCACCAAACAAGTGGGCGAAACAGCCTGAACCGCAGAAAGCGGTTGAGCCTGATGCAGTCCAGATGAAAATGTGGTAATACCCGCCGATAGCTCAGAAAGTAGAGCACCTGACTCTTAATCAGGGGGTCGCACGGTTCAATCCCTGCTCGGCGGACCAACCATAGGGAGTCATGTTGGAAACAGCATGGCTCCCATTTTTTATGCCTACGAACAAGGGCTTTCCAGACGCTCACGTCTTTGGAAACAACCCACCCTCTGGAAAGCAACTGCTCCAGTCGAAACCAGAGGGGCAAATTTGAAAGAAAGGTCGGTGATATGAATGGCAAAGTTCCAGAACCCCGGAGCGTTCTTCCTCGGAACTCTGGTTGCTCAGGAGCAGAAGTTCCTGAAGCCGCTGATTGAAAATGCCCGCAAGCAGGGGTACACCCGGTTCGTTGAGCCGTGCGCCGGCGCTTTCGCCATGTCGCACATCGCGGCGCAGTGTGGGTACAAGCCCAGCGAGATTGAGGCCAGCGACGTTTCGATGTTCACCTCCATCATGGGATATGCTATCACGGGCCAGTCCCTTGAGGAGCTGGAAATCAGAGCGGATGGCTTCACGAATGAGGAACTGCTCGACCCTGCGGTTGCCCTCTATGCCCAGTTGTACCTGCGGACCGTAAAGAACGCCGGGAAGGAATACTTCTACGGCATCATGCGCGATCTGGAATACCGCAAGGAGGAACATCTGGCGGAAATCCGTGCACAGCTCGACCGGGCCAAGCAGTCCTTGCATGGGATGAGCTACCGCCCACTGGATATGTGGAAGCACCTTGAAACGTGCTATGATGACCCCCACTGTCTTGTGGTCGCAAACCCGCCCACCTATGCCGCTGGCTTCGAGAAGTGGTATGACACCGGCGGGCGCATGACGTGGAAAGAACCTGAGTACGGCATCTTTGACCCGAAGACCGGGCTGACTGAGCTGTACGACAAGATGAACGATGCCAAGTGCCTTCTGATGTGCTACGAGGAGAACGCCCCGGGCCTCACTGCCGGGCATCCTGTCTTTGCCCGGTATGGTGTGCGTGACGGCATCAACGTGTACCTGACTACCAACCGCCCGGATGAGGCGACCATGCTTGCCGAGGGTAAAATGATTACCCGCCCGAACGAGGGCAAGCTGGAGCCGCTGGATTGCAGCATCCTGCCGCGTGATTATGAAATCACCCGCAAGAGCAAGATTCAGATTACTCAGATCGAGCGCACCGCCGCCCAGTATTACAGAAAGCTCTGGACGCACAACTTTGTCGGTTCGTCTGCGCCTATCAACATGGCCGTCCTCATCGACGGCAAACTGGCTGGCGTGTTCGGGCTGGATAAGTCAGCGCTCACGATGGGAGCCTTCGGTACGCAGGTTTCCGATGCTGTGTTCCTCATGTACGGCATGACCGTTCCCCATAAGACCTACCGGCTGGGGCGGCTTCTGACCATGCTGGCACAGAACAGGCCGCTGATTATGAACATCTGCACGGATTTGGAGAAGGAAAAGGCCAAGTCCCTCAAGACGGTGCAGATGACCAAGTACCCGGAGGCCAAGGAAATGCGGGGGCTGATGGAGTTGACCAAGAAAGTCCCGGATAAGAAGATGGGCTACCGGCTCACATACGAGTCGCCATTGTACGACAGAAACGCCAAACAGGCATTGAATGAATGGTTAGGGAGGGAAGAACGATGGCAGAAACAGCGCGAGAAAACCAAGTCAGCAGCGCAGCCGTAAAGTATGAAACGGTCGCCGACATGGGTTCCGGTCTGGTCATTGCCAAAGTAAAGCTGACCGACTTCCGCGAGCAGGACATCAACGCTCGCATTATGAAGACCGAGATGCAGAAGCAGCTCACCGACAACATCAAAAAGCGGGGCCAGCTTGAAAGCCTCCCGTTCTGCGCACTCATCGACGGTAAGATCGAGATTATCTCCGGCCACCACCGCATCCGTTCTGCAAAGGACAGCGGTGTGCTGACGGAGCTTTTTGTCATTCTGGACACCACCGGTCTACGGCGCTCTCAGGTGGCTGCAAAGCAGTTGGCGCACAACGCCATCAGCGGCTTTGATGACCAGTCCACCCTGAAGGAAATCGCCAAGATGATCGACGATGTGGACGATATGCTGGAAAGCTATATCGGCAAGGACATCATCGGCGAGCCTATGGCCGAGCTTGAGAAGCTGCTGTCCCCGAAGGTGGAGTTCGACTGGAAGAACGTCACGTTCACCTTCCTGCCGCACCAGCTCCGCGATCTGGACCAGCTTGTGAAGGTTCTGGGTTCTCTCAGCTCCGATATGCTGGGCGTTGCCGATATTGACCAGCACGAGGAGTTCATCGAAACCATCACGAAGTACCAGCAGTTTGCCAACGTCAAGAACACCGGCGCTGCCATCCACGCTATGATTAAGGCCACCGAGTCCCTGTTCGATGACCTGCACTTCGATGAAAGTCAGGAGTGGGTGCAGTTGCCCAACCTGTTCGGCTCCCCGGCCATCCCCAAAGAGGCTGCTGATACCATCACGCAGGCGCTCGACAAGATGGTCAAGGAGGGCGAGATCGGCCCGAAGAACAAGTGGCAGGCTCTTGAATACTGGGCTGCGGATTATCTGGCAGGGAAGTAGGTGATAGCAAATGCCTACGCCTCTAAAGTACAATCCGGCGTACCACGATGACTGGGCATGGTCACTTGCTATCAAGGGCGCAACAGATCAGGACATTGCCGATGCCTTCCATGTTTCGCGCAGGACTATCATTCGCTGGCGACAGACGTACCCGTCGTTCAATACGGCCTGTCAGAGCGGAAAAGAAGTCGCCGACGCAAAAGTAAAAAAATCTCTGTTTGAACGCGCTGTAGGCTTTGAATATCAGGAAAAGGAAAGCGTCATTGACGTAGACCCTCGGACTGGTGAGCAGAAGCCGGTCCGGGTCAGAACGCTCACGAAGAAAGCTGTTCCCGATACAATGGCTCAAATGTACTGGCTCAACAATCGTTGTAGAGAGGAGTTCTCTCAGACTCAGAAGGTTACGCTTGATGGTTCTGTTCAGGCCAGACCTTACGAGAACCTGAGCGAGGAGGAGCTGAGGGAGGCTTTGGCCTGCATGAGCGATGAAGAAGACTCCGAGTAAGCGCTCCTATTCCAAAGCTCAAAAAGCCGCGTCCCGTGAGGAGCTTCGCAATGAACTGGCAAGACGGTATTACGCTGATTATGTTCAGTACGTTCACATGGGCAGGTGGAAAAGAGCCAGACACCTCGACCTTGTGTGCGAGAAGTTGGAAAGCATCATAGAGGGAAAGACCAAGCGGCTGATGATATTCATGCCACCGCGCCACGGCAAGTCTATGACCGTGACTGAAACCTTTCCCTCGTTCTATCTGGGCAGAAACCCGGAGAAGCGCGTCATCGAGATCAGCTACAGCGGCGACCTTGCTCAGCAATTCGGCAAGAGGAACCGCGATAAGGTCGAGGAGTTCGGTCCTGCGCTGTTTGGGCATACCATCTCCCAAGTGCAGGCCACCAAAACGAACTGGAACCTCGACAACGGCATGGGCGGTATGATCTCCGTCGGTATCGGCGGCTCCATCACCGGCTATGGCGCAGACCTGCTTATCGTCGATGACCCCATCAAGAACCGCGCCGAGGCTGAATCTGCCACCTACCGCGATAAGCTGTGGGACGAGTACCAGTCCACGGTGAGTACCCGACTGCACGCAGGCGGCGCTGTTATCATCATCCTTACCCGCTGGCACGAAGATGACCTTGCCGCCCGGCTCCTGAACCCGGAGTACGGCAAGGTTGAGGACTGGGACATCATCTCGCTCCCGGCTATCTGCGAAGACCCAGCCACCGACCCTCTGGGCCGCGAGGCTGGTGAAGCTCTATGGCCTGCGGGCGGCTATGATGAAGCATGGGCCGCGCAGCAGAAAGAGACCGTCGGCACATACGCATGGTCTTCTCTGTACATGCAGACCCCCACACCAAGCTCCGGCGGTATGTTCAAGCGAGAGTGGTGGAAACGCTGGGCGGCGCTGCCGTCCGGCCTGCATGACTTTATCCAGTCGTGGGACTGCACCTTCAAGGACAAGGACGGCTCGGACTTTGTTGTCGGGCAGGTCTGGGCAAGGAAAGGCGCAGACCGCTATCTGCTCGATCAGGTGCGTGGCCGCATGAGTTTCACGGAAACGCTGGATGCCATGCGAGGGCTTTCCTCCAAGTGGCCCCAGACCACCAGAAAGCTGGTCGAGGACAAAGCCAACGGCACAGCAGTCATCGACGTGCTGAGGAAAGAAATCCCCGGCATCATCCCTGTGGAGCCGTTTGGCGGCAAGGTGGTCCGCGCCCATGCGACCACCGCCGTGGCTGAAGCCGGGAACATCTACATCCCGGCGGCATCTGCCTGCCCGTGGGTAATGGACTTTGTAGAAGAAATGGCCGCGTTCCCAAGCGGTGCGCACGATGACCAAGTTGACTGCTATTCGCAGGCGAACGCCTATTACAACGACAACACGTTTGATATTCGTTCGCTGATAACGTAAGAAAAGAGGTGAATGCAATGCTGATTATTTTCTCGGTCAATGACCAGAAAATCACCCATGACCTGAAAGGCCAGCTTGTTGCGGGCAGCGTAGACATCGTGCAGGCGACGTTCAAGTTTGACAGCTCGTGGAATGAACTGGACAAGATCGTCGTCTTCACGAGCAGCGCTTGTCCAAAGCCTGTTCCCGTGCAGTTTGCCGATGAGGCGTTCTACATCCCGAAGGACGTGCTGAAGCCCGGAAAGCTCTACGTTTCCGTGGTTGGTTTTGGCCTGAACGGGCAGAAGAAGACCACGCAGAAGTGGGACATCATGCAGGCCATCACCGTTCAAAGGTGCGGCGATGGCGGCGACTGTGACCTGCTGCGGTATATGGCACAGGGTCAGGTTTCTGACGGGAACGTCGCAAAGGATGAGGAGGTCGGCGATATGCTGGACAAGGTGTTCGGCAAATCGGATGCCCCCAAGCCCGACCCCGGTGGCTCAGACTCCGGCGACAAGAACGTCAGCGAGGACGATGTTGCCACGGATAAGGATGTGGCCGATATGCTCAACAAAGTATTCGGTTGATGCCCTCTCGCCCTCGAAAGAGGGCCTTAATTTGTCATAGCGGTGTGGAAACTGCTGTGAAATATAATTTTGGAGGTATGCAAATGCCCGTATCCGCAAGCAAGCTTGTAACCCTCGCTCAGTTACAGGCGCAGGCGGAGAGAGTGAAGCAGGAGCTGGCGAAGTACACGCTGGCATCCGAGCTTGGCTCCCTCGCCAAAAAGAGCGAAATTTCGGAAGCTGACCTCTCGGCTGCTCTGAAGGCCATCATTGATGGTAAGATGGATGCAGCAGACAGCATGACGACCGAGGCAATCAACACTGCCATCGCCACCGCCATTGCAAAATCTGCTCATGCACGCTTCGAGAAAGTCGATAAGGTTCCTTCCAACGATGAGGCGCAGGAAAATGTCCTGTATCTGGTGATGAATGATACCACCGGGTACTACGACATCTACGCTAAGGTTGGCGATGAGGTTGTCCGTCTGGATGACACCACCGTTGATCTGAGCAACTATGCGACCATCGACCAGTTGAATGCCGTTTCTGGCGGCATTGGCGGCACGGTGTATGCAGGCACGAAGGAAGACCTGTCTGCATCCGATGATTCGGTTATCACCGCGTATTTCAAGGCGCACACCGACGTGACCGTCAAGAAGGGCGATGTCTTCGTGGTCACGACCACCGTTGGCAACTCTACCTACGAGAAGTCCGCCTACTTCTACGACGGCAAGGCGTGGGTGGCGATGACCGGCAATGTCGATGCCGATAAGGTCATCCTGCGCGAGGACATCACGCTGGCCGGTGGCTACACTCAGGTTGGCAACCTGACCAAGAGCCAGAACGGCACGGCCACTTTCTCCACCAAAGGCAAGAGTGTTATGGATGCGCTGACTGAAATCTTCAGCAAGCGCCTCCAGCCCAGCATCACCGCCCAGCCGTCCATCGGCACGTTCACGCTGACCGGTGCTGGTGCTGTTGAGGCCGGCACTAAGGTAGCTGCTGCGGCCTACTCTGGCGCAACGCTGAATGCTGGCTCCTACCAGTACGGCCCGGCCACCGGCGTTACCGCCACCAACTGGAAGGTCGAGCGTATCACCAATGCGGCCACCACGCAGGTGACTACTGCTGATGCAGCATCCCTGACCGCTGGTTCTGACGCCAACGGCGGCGCTGGTTTCATTATCGGCGACGCTGGCGGCGATAATGCTGTGTCCAGCCTGAAATACCGCGTCACGGCAACTCACGGCGCAGGTGTGACCGCAAAGGACAATCTCGGCGCTGCATCCAGCCCGGTCGTTGCCATTGCAGCAGGCAGCAAGACCAAGGACACCGCTGCCTACACCCCGTTCCGCAACGTGTTCTACGGTGCGTCCACTGGCAAGCCTACTCTGGACAGCGCGGCCATCCGCGCACTGGGCAAGACCGGCAAGGCTTACGCCGCCGGTACGCTGACCATCAACGTCCCCGTCGGTGCGCAGCGTGTGGCGATCGCCTGCATTGCGACGGCCAAGGGCGTCACCAAGGTCATCAACGAAACCGCGATGAACGCGGATGTCACCAGCACCTTCACCAAGTCTACCGTGTCCGTCGAGGGCGCAAATGGCTATGCGGCGAAGGATTACAACGTCTGGGTCTTTGAGCCTGCTGTTGCCTATGGCAATGCCGCAGTCCTCAAGGTTACGCTGGGCTGAGAGGGGAGGAACTGAACATGGCTGTGAACAATACCACAAAGGCATACTCCAACATGGAGTTCCCCCTGAGCATGAAACGTCAGGATGCTTTTGCTCTTGACCCGACCTGCGTCTGGCCTTCTCTGGCGGAGGCGCAGAACTACGCAAAGACGAACCCGACCGCGTACATCGGTCAGGTCCTCTCCGTGGTTGCTGATGGTACGGCTACCGCATACACCATCCAGAACGCTGACGGCGATCTCGCCCCTCTGGGCGCTGCCGCAGTTGATATTGCGACCGATTCCGAAGTGAGCGAGATGCTGAGTGAAGTATTTCCCACCGATAACATCTGATAACGATATGGAGGAATGAACGATATGGCATACAATGAGGAAAAGCTGGCCCGCCTGAAGCACCTGAAGCAGCTCGCACAGAAAGCTAAGGCTGAGAGCGACGCTGTTGCTACTCGTGTTAAGGCTCTGGAAGATGCTGGCGCACAGGCCAACGTGCTGGAGACCATTAAGGTCAACGGCGTGGTGCAGAGCATCGAGGATAAGGCTGTGGACATCAAGGTTCCCGGCTACACTGTGGAGAAGTCTGAGAAGTCCGGCGACTATGCTGCTGTCTACCAGCTCATGAAGGATGGCGTTGCCGTTGGCGCGGCCATCAACATTCCGAAGGATATGGTGGTTAAGTCTGGCTCTGTTGTGACCAACCACACCGGCCAGCCCAAAGGCACTTATATCAAGCTGGTTCTGGCAAATGCCACCAACGACACCCTGTACATTGATGTCGGCGGCCTGATCGAGTACGTTACCTCCGGCTCTGCTGCGGGTGATATGGTTGTCATCGCCATTGATGAGCAGACTCATAAGGTCACCGCATCTATCACCGACGGCGCAATCACTAAGGCAAAGCTGGAGACCGAGGTGCAGACCGCCCTGAACAAGGCCCATGAGCACGCCAACAAGGCACTGCTGGACACCTACGACCAGACCAACGCTAACATCAAGGATGCCGTCGGCAAGAAGCACTCTCACGCCAATGCGGCCGAGCTGGACAAGATCGCTACCGGCGATAAGGAAAAGTGGGACGCCACCTCCACCAAGGTTGAAGGTATTGCTGAGGGCGCTACCAAGGTCGAGGCCAGCACCACCGAAGGCAATATTAAGATCAATGGCGTGGAGACCGCGGTCGTTACCATCGCCACCGACGCTGAGGTCACTGAGATGCTGACCGAGGTCTTTGGCGCAACCGCCTGATAACCCATAAGTAAGAATGCAGCGGCAGGGGAATGGACTCCTGCCGCTGTTATTTTTGGAAAGGAAAGCGAACATGAGCGACAAACTCAACACGCTTGAAGCGCTTAGGCTTGCTTCTCTGAAGGCAAAGGGTTACACGGCAGAACAGATTGCAGAGTTGTCTTCTGCGATGGAAGACATCATCAAGGACATCAACGATTCCCTGAAGACCTGCGAAGATCATGTACAGTCGGCTCATGCTCCTGCCAATGCGGAAGAAAATGTCATCGTCAGCATCCAGCGGAACGGGCAGGCTATTCCTCCCGACAACAAAGTCGTGAACATCGAGGTCCCGACCAAGACCTCTGCGCTGGAGAACGACTCCGGCTATGCCACGACGGAAGATGTTGAGGAAAAGGTCAATGGGGCCGGGCATCTGAAAGCCGTCCCTGTCGATGCTCTCCCTGCGCCCAGTGAGGCCAACGCTGACACCATTTATTTCCTTCGTAAGAACAACAGTGAAGCTGGGAAGCAGTACAGAGCGTACAAGCTCATCCACGGCATCTTTGAGATCGTCGGCTCTGCTGAGGTGGACCTCACCAGCTATGCTACACGGGAAAGTGTGGCAAAGGCGGATGATGACCTCATCAAGGGCATTTACAACAACATGACCGCAAGCAGCGAGAAGTATCTGGGCAGTGGAAACCTGCTGCTGTTCTGGACGCTTCTGAAAAGCCTGCTCAATGGTCATGAATCCAGCATCAACGACCTGCTGGCCCGCGTGAAGTTGCTGGAGCTGATTCTGAGCGCTGATGTTACCGGCAATCCATACTATGTCACCTTCAACACCCTGACGGATGTTGTGGTATCCTCTGGCATCTGGAACGAGTCGGATGGACGCATTGAATTTTAACAGGAAGGAGGAAGCGCAATGCACATACCTGAAGATGAGGCCGAGCGTCGGCGTTTGAATGAGCGTGGCCGTGAAATCCTCCGGCGGAAGAACGGCGCTGTGCGTCCGCATCGTGAGGATGGCTATGTGAACCTCCTGAACAAGTACGGAACCAAGCAGGACAACTCCGAGGCGTACAAGTTTGAGCGGGAGCCGGTCATCCCTGATATGCAGCTCACCGGGCTGTATGAGGGCAACGGGCTGTTCTCCAAAATCATTGATACGCCTGCTGAGGAAGCACTGAAGCATGGCTTTGACCTGAACCTGAAAAGCGACGAGTTGAACGCCTTTGTGGAAGACGCTCTGGATGATCTCGAATGGGAAGAGAGAGCCGCCACCGCAATCAAGTGGGCGCGGCTCTACGGCGGCGCTCTTATCGTCATGCTGATCGACGATGGGCGCGGGCTGGAAGAACCCGTTGACTGGGAACATATCCGCAGCATTGATGAACTGCGCGTCTATGAACGCGCCATCGTGCAGCCCGACTACGCCAGCCTGTACCAGCAGGACTACGGCGGGAAGGGCGTGGGGAACCGGGTGTCCAAGTTCGGACAGCCGGAGTATTACTATGTTTCCAGCATCTACGGTTCCTTCAAGGTTCATGAGAGCCGATGTCTGGTATTCCGCAACGGCGTTCTGCCGGAGCAGACCTCCAATGCAACCTACCTGTTCTGGGGTATGCCTGAATACGTCCGCATTCGCCGGGCGTTGCGGGAAACCGTAACAGCCCACACCGACAGCGTGAAGCTGCTGGAGCGGAGCGTGCAGGCTATCTACAGCATGAAGGGCCTTGCCTCTCTGCTGACCACGGATGACGGCGAGAACCAAGTGCTGAAGCGCCTACAGCTTGTAGACACTTCCCGTGGTCTGCTGAACAGCATCGCCATTGACTCCGAGGGCGAGCAGTACGACTTCAAGACGTTCCAGTTCTCTGGTGTCAAGGATGTAATCGACGCGACCTGCAATATGCTGTCCGCGCTGACGAACATTCCCCAGACGATTTTGTTTGGCCGCTCACCGGCCGGCATGAACGCCACCGGCGACAGCGATTTCGAGAGCTACTACAACTTCGTGGAGAAGATTCAGCGCTTGATGCTGAAGCGCAACCTCCGAACGCTGTTGGATGTTGTGTTCCGCGCAGGCATTGCCTCTGGTGACGTGACGGAGGAACCCGACTATAAGCTGGAGTTCAACCCGCTGTGGAGCCTGAGTGATACGGAACAGGCCACGGTTGACCAGACTAAGGCCCAGACGGCTCTGGTCAAAGCCCAGACCGCGCAGGCATACGTCGATATGCAGGCGCTCGACCCCACCGAGGTGCGCCGCCGCCTTGCATCCGATGAGGAGTTTGATGTTGAAGACATCATCTCCGAGGATGATGAGGATGATCTGGTGCAGTCGTTGCTGGGGACAGCACCGAGCGCTATGAGCGACGTGGAAGCCGCCCAGAAGAACCTTGAGCAGGGACAGGCGCCGGGTGGCGAGGAGCAGAGCGCTACCGCAGCACCTACGGCCACTCCGCCGACCACCAATACCGATGCCGCTGACACTGACCGTGGTGTCGGCGTTCTTGTTGTGCAGGATGGCCGGTTTCTCTGCGGCACTCGCCTGAAGGGCGGCTCCATTGGCGGACCGGGCGGACACATCGAGGCGGGGGAGTCCCCGGAAGATGCAGCCATCCGCGAAACGCGGGAGGAGTTCGGCATCACGCCGAAAGACCTGATGCCGGTAGCTTTCCTGAGCGACCTGAAACCGCCGTACTGCCCGTCTCATGTGTTCCTCTGCACGGATTTTGACGGCAGCATCCAGTGCGCCGACGGCGAGATGACCTCTCCGGGCTTCATCACCGCCGAAAAGGTGGCCGAGCTGTTCGCTCAGAACCCGGAACGCCTGTTCCCGCCGTTTGCCCAGAGCATCACTGCTCTGCTCGACGTTTTATCGTCAAATCCCGGTTTGACATCGGAAGCACAAAATGCTAAGATGAAAGATGGGATGGACTTCAACGAAGCCGACCACCCACGGGATGAAAACGGGCAGTTTGCGGAGAGCGAGGGCAGCAGCTCTGGCTCCACCGAAAGCGGGCCTGCGGTATCTCCCGAAGGCGAAAATGCTCCCTGCACAGGGTTCGCTTCTTCTGCAAGGCTTGAAGATCATGCCACCCGTCACGGGCTGGCTGAGATGGGCTGTGCGACGAAGGAGGAATACCAGCAGAAGGGCATCGACTTTCTGAAGCAGCCTTGTGACGGTGATGTTGTTGGTTATGCTCGGCCTGATGGCGTAGTCGTTCGGTTCAACACCAAAACGACGGAGTATGCAACCGGCGTTCCCGGTGGACCGCTCAAAACCTACATGAAGGCCAAGTGCAACCGAAAGACCGGCGAGGCACGGCTTGAAGCCGCCATGAAGTATTACGAGTTCAACAGGGAAAAAGACCTGAAGGAGGAAGACGATGAGCAAGGCAATTAAATGCCCGGTGTGCGGGCAGACCGAACTTGTCGATGACGGCGATGTCTGCAATGTCTGCAAGTGGTTCCACGACCGCTATCAGGAGGAGTTTCCTGATGAAGAAGACTGCGAGAACCACATGAGCCTGAACCAAGCCCGCGAGGCGTGGGCCGCAGGAAAGCAGGTGGAGTGAGCATGGACAACTTCAGAGTCATCTACCGCATCCTGCGGTATCTGGAAAAGGCGCTGGATTACGATGAACCTGATATGAATTGCATATCTGCAAAAACAATGGCCATCTCCGAACGGAGGTGGCTTTCATTGTTGGCGATGCTCGCCGGAGAAAATTACATCGAAGTGGTGTGCGCGAGGGAGAGCGTTGGTCACAAAACAGTCACGTCTGTTTCCAGTGTACGACTCACCCTTAGAGGTCTGGAATACTTGCAGGAAAATCCTACAATGAAAAGGGCCGAAGCAATCGAGAAGAAAGCCTCTGGTAAGATTATCAGAAAGCCGGATTCTCCGCCTCCGCCCCCGCCGCCCGCACAGGATACCAGAAAATGGGGACCGCTGCAGGTACGCATATTTACTGACCATTAAAAATATCATCAACATTTTAGAGCGATGGGAAACCACCGCTCTTTTTCTTTGCCCGAATTTCCTATCTCAAAACGGAACGGAGATAGATTATGAACAAGGTTACGATTTTTAAGTACGAAGAAAACAAACTGGTGCGCACCATGAACATCGGAGGTGAGCCGTGGTTCGTCCTGAAGGACGTGTGCGATGTGCTGGGCCTCAGTACCCCAGCGAGGGTAGCTGAACGGCTTGATTCCGATGAAGTGAGTCAGGCTCACCTCATCGACAGCATGGGCCGCAGTCAGGAAATGACCATCATCAGCGAGTCCGGCCTGTACAACGTCATCCTGCGCAGCGATAAGCCGGAAGCCAAACCCTTCCGCAAGTGGGTCACAGCTGTGGTGCTGCCCAGCATCCGCAAGAACGGCGGCTACATTGCCGGGCAGGAGGAGCTTTCCCCGCAGGAGCTTATGGCAAAGGCCCTGCTGGTGGCGCAGAAGACCCTGACCGACCGCGATGCCCGCATCAAGGAGCTGACGGCGCAGAACCAGATCATGCAGCCGAAGGCCGAGTATTTTGACGAGCTGGTGGCCCGGAACCTGCTGACCAACTTCCGCGAAACCGCCAAGGAGCTGGGCATCAAAGAGAAGGACTTCATCGGCTGGCTGCTCGACCACAAGTACGTCTACCGTGACCAGAAGAACAAGCTGATGCCGTATGCGGCAAAGAACAATGGCCTGTTCGAGGTGAAAGAGGGCAAGGGCCGGCATAACGACTGGGCCGGGACCCAGACGCTCATCACCCCGAAGGGCCGGGAAACCTTCCGCCTGCTGTGCAAGGAACCGCCTGTTTTACCGCAGTTCACTGCATTGTAAACCGACATCAAGGCGAATGTAAACCGGAAAAGAACCGCTTTTCCACCGCAATCACTGAAATGGTCGGAAAACGTGAAGCCTTAATTTGGCTATTTTTAGAATATATCCACTCGTTTTTGGATAAATATTCAAAAATTACCGAAAACGGGCCAAAATCCGCCGGAGCGTCCACCGGACAATCCGCCGGAGCGTCCGACTATAACCGTACCTTACCTAACCAAACCGTAACCTGTTGTCAAATTTTCACTTCGTTCAAATTTGCCAACGGTGCGGGCGCGGGGCCGAGCATCAGGCAGGGGCTTTTTGCAACTGCCGCAAATAAAGCCATCCATCGGCTTTCAACCCTCTGACACAAATTATCCCACAAGCACATTTGGGACGTTTCCCGGCACTCATCAGAAGCTCTCAGAGGACATTAAGCCATAATCTCAACTGCGGCGGTGCAAATCGCCGCTTTTTTGCTGTTCAGAACCAGAAAAGGAGGCGAAAACAGTGAATGATACCGTCCACGGACACATGGTACAAGACCTGCTCCGCCACCGCTTCGGCAGTCACGATAACCTGATATGCAAATATTCATCCAAGTACCCTGTGCAGGCGGAACGCGAGTTCCAGCGGCTCACCAATGCCTACATCCGTATCTTGAACGAACTGCTGAAGGAGTATCTGCCGGAGATCAGGGACGCGGCCCGCGCAGAGCGTGAAGCTGGTCAGCGCCATGATGACGCTTCAGACCTGATTGCAAAGGTCAAAACGGTTTTCTCCAAGATGACCGTGGAGCTGGAGCGGCGCACCTCTATGTTTGGCCTGCGCAGCAAGATCGAGTCTATGGCAAAGCTCACGCGGAAGTTGAGCATCCGTGAGTGGAAGAAAGCCGTTAAGTCCACGCTGGGCATCGACCTGATGGATGACTACTACACCGGCGAGCTGTACAGAACGATGATGGAACGCTGGGTCGAGGACAACGTGGCGCTCATCAAGACCATCCCGCAGGAAAGTCTGGGGCGTATGCGCCAGATCCTGCTGGAGGGCTATCGGGACGGCGAAACCACGACGGCCATCGTCAAGCAGATTCAGCGGACGTACAGCGTAGACCGGCGGCACGCCCAACTGCTTGCCCGCGACCAGATCGCCAAGCTGAACGGTGACATCACCCAGCAGCAACAGCAGGACGCAGGCGTGGTGGAGTACGTCTGGTCAACCTCTGGCGATAGCCGCGTCCGCCCAAGCCATGCTGCGCTGAACCACAAGCGGTTCCGCTGGGATGACCCGCCGGTGGTCGATGAAAAGACCGGGCGGCGCTGTCACCCCGGCAAAGACTACCAGTGCCGCTGCTGCGCACTGCCGGTCTTCAACATCAAAACCGTTGACCTGCCGGTCACGAAAGGGGGCGATGGCCGTGGATGAAACCATCCTGTAAGACCTGAGAGGGGAGTTGTTCAACATGGAAAACGATATGAAGGTTCAGCGCTTTGACAGCCTGCCGCTGGATGCCACCTATTTCACAGATGAGGGCTACCTTGTAGACCACCCCATCGTGACATCGGTGGGCATTTTTGTTTATCACAACCCGGACGGTTCCGAGCGCCGGGAGCTGCGGTTGCCTGAAGAAGTCTTTGCTGAAAAGAGCCTTGCGTCCTACAAGGGGAAGCCCATCATCGTAACGCATGATGCTGGCTACGTTGACACCGACAACGTGAAAGAGGAGAGCATCGGCACGATTTTGTCGGAGGGCTACCGGGACGGCGATGATGTCCGTGCAGAAATCATCATCCACGACACCGACAGCCTGAAGAAGTACAAAATGCGTGAGCTGTCCTGCGGCTACAACCTGCGTCTGGACGAAACGCCCGGTGTCTGGGAGGGGCAACCCTATGATGCCATTCAGCGGGACATCGAAATCAACCATCTTGCCCTTGTCGATAAGGCGAGGGCTGGTGAACAGGCCCGGCTCAACATTGATGGGCAGGGCCACGACTGCATGAAAGGAGAAAAACTGAACATGGAAAAAACCACCAAGAGAACCGACGGTGCGCCCACCCCGGAGGAGCTGGCCGCTGCTGTGGAGGCGTTCAAGAAACGCCGTGCAGAGCGTTCTGGCGCTGCGACCGATGGCAGCGCTGCCGCAGAGCCGACCGCTGCACCGGGCGTTGCCGACAATGACCCCGCTGCTGCTCAGGATAAGCCTGATGCCGTGCAGATGGTCAAGGATCGCCGTGACCGCCGCGATTCTGAAGGTGACCCCGCCGATATGCCCGGCGCAATGGGTGTGATCGCACAGCAGGATGAGGACATCGACACTCTGCTGGGCATTATCGACGTTCTGAAGGCCGCTGGCACGACCACTGACGGCGCTGAGGGCGGCTGCGGCAACACTCAGACCGATGGCGACGGCGAGGGCGCTGAAGGCAACGCTGATGAAGGCGGCGACACCGCACAGGATAAGAAAGACCGCGCAGATTCCGACAATGACTTCCGTGAGCTGCTGTACGTTGTCCGTGTCGGCGACCGCCTGAACATGGATGGTCTGGAGGCAATGAGTGTCAAGGATGCCAAGAAGGCCGTTCTGGGCAAGCTGAAGCCCACACTGCATCTGGATGGCAAGAGCGCTGCCTATGTCAACGCAGCGTTCGACATGGCCGTTTCCGAGATGAAGGAACGCAAGGATACCAACTATCAGCGTTCCCAGATGATGCACGGCGATGGCAAGCCCCCTGTGAAGCAGACTGGCTCCGCTTCCGAGGCTCGCCAGCGCATGATCGACCGCAGAATGAAGAAGGAGGAAAAGTAAGATGGGTGTTCAGAAAACCTACAGTTACGCAACCAGCAAGGGCGTTGCGGGCGGCATCTACGATATGTTCCACTACCCGGTGGACTCCCGTTTCAACGAAGAGGCGACCGGCAAGCTGCATTTCGGTGTCGGCGTTGTCACTGGCAAGGTTCCGGGCAGCGGCGTTGCGCTGCCGACCAGTGCAAGCACTGCTGATAACTTCGAGGGCGTTGTCATCAACGGCTTCGACCGCCAGCAGGATTTGGAGGGTAAGCTCTACGTCCTGAACAACCAGAATGTTGGCGTTATGCGCCGTGGCCGCGTCTGGGTGCGTCTGGCAACCGGCACTACACCCGCCTATGGTGATGCCCTGCACATGATCGTGGAAGGCGATGAAGCAGGCTGCTTCGCAAAGGAGGGCGGCATCGCAATTCCCGGTCGCTTCATCGGCGCAGCCAGCAATGGCGTTGCGCCGGTGGAGCTGTACGGCGTTCCTGCCGCAAGCGGTGCTGACGGTCACGCTGCATCCACCGATGACGCCAAGCCTACTGTCTGAGAGAAGGAGGACAAAATCAGATGAACACTAACCAGAAATCCATGAGATACGACCAGAACGACTACGATGCTCTGCTGCACTCCAAGATTCCGGCCGCTCTGGTCGAAACTCCGCAGATGAACTTCGATGATGCCGGCGATGCCTCCGTGTTCTTCGCCCGCGAGCTGGATTACGTCAAGTCTCAGTCCTACGATGTGGAGTACCCGGAGTTCACCGCGCTGAAGCTGTTCCCGGTGTCCAGCGAAATCAACCCCGGTGCCGAGACCGTCACCTACTACAGCTACGATAAGACCGGTATGGCGAAGATTATCAGCAACTACGCCACCGACCTGCCCCGTGCTGATGTGAAGGGCAAGCCCACCACCGCCATCATCAAGTCTCTGGGCGACAGCTACGGCTACTCCATTCAGGAAATGCGTGCCTCTGCTATGGCAGGCAAGTCGCTGGATGCCCGTAAGGCAGAGTCCGCCCGCTACCAGATCGACTACCTGAACAACAAGATCGCGTGGAACGGCGATGAGGAAACCGGTCTGCGCGGCGTTCTGTCCAAGGACAACGATGTGCCGCTGTACGTCCCTGCGACCGGCGCAAAGGGTTCTACCAAGTGGGCAGATAAGACCGAGGACGAGATTCTGGCCGACATCACCGGTATGCTGAAGCAGGTCGCCCGCACCACCAAGAAGGTGGAGAAGCCGGACACTCTGGCCCTGCCGTCCGAGGCGTATATCGAGATTCAGAACCGCCGCATCGAAAGCACCGCCACCACCGTGCTGAAGTACGTTCAGGATAATATCAAGGATATTGCCCGCATCGTCTCCTGCCCGGAACTGGACCCCGACAGCGTGGACACCAACCCGTATGCGGCAGAAAGCGATGGCAAGGGCGTTGCGCTGCTGTTCAAGAACGACCCCCGCAAGTTCACCATCGAGAACCCGCTGTCCTTCATGCAGTACCCTGTGCAGCCTGAAGGTCTGGAGATGGTCGTTCCCTGCGAGGCTCGTACCGCAGGCGCTATCATCTACTACCCCATGTCCATGCTGATTGCTACTGGCATCTGCTGATTCACCCGTGGAGCTGCCGTACGTTTGTACGGCGGTTCCTATCTTTTTGTAAAGGAGCCATGATATGAAACTGAAGAATATCGGAAACAAAATCATCAGCGTCGGCGCTACCGTGATTCTGCCGGGCGAAACCAAGGAAGTCACCGGCTATGATGATAACGAGGTCGTAAAGTTCTTCATCGGGCAGGGCAATCTGTCCGAGGTCAGGAGCCGCACCACCGCGAAGGAGAAATAAGTCATGGAAGATGCCGTCAGAATTTTCAGGCTGGTTGCCACCGAGTTTGACGTGCTGAACGATGAGACCGTTGAGGCATGGCTGAACCTCACAGCGCCGCTCATCAGCAAGAAGGTGTTCGGGAAGCTGTATGACCAAGCCATCGCACTCCTGACGGCACATCGTCTGAAAATGGCTGGCTATGGCGATAACCAGTACGGCAGCGTGGGCGACGCTCTGCGCGTTGGAAGCTACACTGAAGGCGAAACATCTGTCAGCTTCAACGTAAATCAGGGAACCAACCTGATGGCAGATGCCGAACTGGCGCTGACTCCCTATGGTCTGGAGTACCTGACGCTGCGGCGGTTGGTCGTGATCTCGATTCGTTCTGCGGGTGAATGCCGATGACCGGCGGGTGGGACCGGTTGACCCCGGAGGGGGAGAAGTTCTTCCGGCAAATTGATGAGCTTCAGGACAAGGAGGTCTTTGTAGGCTTCCAAGCGGGCAAGGTCACGGATGACCGGGGCGTTGATATGGCGCAAATCGCCATGTGGAACGAACTGGGAACCTCGACCGCGCCCTCCCGACCGTTCCTGCGCAAGAGCGTTGATGAGAACGCCGACCCCATCAACGCCATGTGCGCCCAGCAGCTAAAGTCCATTACTGCGGGCGGAACGGCCGAACAAAGCCTGAAGCAAATCGGCGTGTTTGGCGTTGGCTTAGTTCAAGAGAAAATCGAGAGCGGCAGCTATGAACCGAACGCGCCCTCCACCATCCGCAAGAAGAAATCGGACAAGCCGCTGATTGATACCGGCAAGATGCGGCAGTCTGTCAAATACGTCATCCGCAAGAAGGGAAGTGGTTGATATGGGTCTGGGCATTTTTCGCAGAGCATTTGTTGTGCGTCGCTTCGGCGAGGAGAACATTGTCGATGGCTATGGGGTTTCCGGGTATAAAGACTTCATTGCGTCCCTGAATGTTCAGCCGCTCTCCAAAGATGAGCTTCAGGCGCTCCCGGAAGGTGAGAACACCGTAAAGCGCATGAAGGCTTTCGGCGATTTCGTTTTCCACACGGCAGACCGCTCTGCTGGCCGCAGAGCCGACTGGCTTTTCTATCAGGGGCGGATGGACCCGGAAGGACACTGGTATGAATGCGTCAGCTCGCTGGGGTGGGACCACACGATGGTGGGTCACTGCCGCAGCGAGTTTGTTCAGGTTTCAGCAGCAGAGGCCAACCGTATGCCGCGCCCTGAAATCCGAGCAGATGGGAAAGGCGGGTATTGCTGCGTATGACGCTTGCCGAACTGAAGAAGCTGCTTGTGCAGCTCACCCAAACGTACTTTGCCGGAGCAACCGTGACGTATGCCAAGCAGAGCTTTGTAGCAAAGCCCAGCAGTCCGCTGGTCACGCTGACCACCGGCTCCGTCAACCGGTCAAGGAACCCACCGGTCAAAATCATTGAAGGCACACCGGTGGCCTTTTATCCTGCATCCGTTCCTGTGCAGATTGACCTGTTCACTCATGGCAGGCAGGAAGAAATTGCACCGGGGTTCACCCCCATTGCCGAAAACACGGCTGAGGATGATATGCTGGCCTTTGAGAGCTTTCTGAACTCGCCGTTCGTAACGCAGTGGTGTCACCAGCATGACATTGCCATTGTCGTTCCCACGGCGGTTCAGGATTTGACCGATTTGGTGCATGATACCAACTACGAGTTCCGAGCAATGCTAGAAATCGCTGTGTATTTCACCATGACCGCCATCGGTTTTACTGGAACGCTGGACATCGACAGCGTGAAGCATTCTGGTGGCGAAGATGACATCCAAGCTGATGATGTCATCGAGATCGAGCCGCAGGTGACCCCGACACCCAGCGGCGGTGGTAGTTCGGAAATGACTGCCCATGAGGGCGAATATTTCACGAACGCCGAGATAAACAACCGACTCGTAAAGGAGGAAGATGACACATGAGCAACAACCTCGATAGGATTTGTACCGTGGACATTTCGCTGGCGTCCCCCATCTCCAACGATGCCAACTTCGACAATATCCTGATTCTGGGTCCGGCACCCGCAAATCCGACTGAAGATGTACCTGCCGTTGGCGTGTACAACAGTCTGGAGGAACTGACGGCGCTGGGCATCGTTGCCACCGGTGAACGCGCCGACCCTGTTGGCGTGGCTGCACGGGTGGCTTTTTCGCAGTCTCCCAGACCCCATGAGGTCTATGTTGCCTTTATGGGCGACATCGTGGACAAAGAGAGTGAAGACCCTGCATTGCAGACCGTAAGCGCGGTTCTGGAGAACGCGCTGGCCGTCAATGGCTGGTACTGCATCTGCCCGGTCGGTCTGGCGGATGAAAAGGTCAAGGAAATCATCCAGTGGACCGAAACCCAGAACAAGCTGTGCGGCTACATCGACAAGGATCCGGATAAACCCATTGTGGATGCCGGCCTTTATCTGCGCAGCTTCCCGTTCTTCCCGAAAGAAACGGCCGACCAGTTGGAGAACGACATCCCGGCTGAGAACCTGTACGGCATGGCTGTAGCTGCGGCCGTCAAGGCGATGAACTACCACGCCGGTCAGGAAACGTGGGCACTGATGCCGCTTGCGACCGTTTCTCCTGCAAAGCTGACCAGCACGTTTATCAAGAAACTGGAGGCTGCAAATTTCAACTACGTCATTACCGTGGCATCCAAGAATATCACGCAGGGCGGCAAGACCGGCGGCGGTGAGTGGATTGATGTTATCCGCTTCCGCGACTGGCTCCAGAACGATATGCAGGTTCGTGTCGTGAACCTGCTCATCGTCAACCCGAAGATTCCTTACACCGACAACGGCATCGGCCTTGTTGAGAACCAGATGCTCGCATCCCTGAAGGACGGCCAGAAGTACGGCGGCATCGCTCCCACGGAGTATGATGCAGACGGCAATGCCATTCCGGGCTATACCACGTCTGTGCCGCTGGCGGCAGACCTGACCAGCGTGCAGAAAGCATCCCGCATTCTGAAGGACTGCAAGTTCTCGGCCCGCATTGCTGGCGCTATCCATGTGGTGGAAATCAAGGGTTGCCTGACCTACGAGAACCTGTAAGGGAGGGAAAATAAATGTCCAGCAAGATTAAGACCTACAACCCGAAGGAAGTTATCGTCACCTGTGGTACGCACATCGTCACCGGCTATGCAGATGACAGCTTCATCAGCATTGAGCCGAACGGAGACGGCATCACCAAGAAGACCGGCTGTGATGGTGAAATTGCCCGCTCGATTTCGCCGGATAACACCTACAAAGTCAAGCTCACCCTGTTGCAGACCAGCGACAGTAATTCGTACTTCTCCGGCATGGTTGATCTCGACCGCGACACCGGCAACGGCCTGTTCCCGATTCTGATTAAGGACCTGAAGGGCGGTTTGGTGTTCAGCACGGAAGCCGCATGGTGCGTAAAGAAAGCCCCGGTCACTCGCGGCAAGGAAACCAACAACCGCGAGTGGGAGCTTGACACCGGCGATGCAACCCTGAAAGAGTAAGGAGGACGCTGATGAATAATCTGAAGCAGCTCGAAACCCGCGAAGTAAACGTGGGCGAGAACATCTTCTACATCCGTCCGCTCCCGGCGTTCAAAGCAGCAAACATGACCGGCGAACTGGCAGCGCTCGTTCTGCCGCTCGTGTCTGGCCTTGCGCCGCTGCTGTCCGCCGTGGACACGGAAAAGGAGGGCAATGGTCTGCTCGACATCAAGGTGGAGGATGCAGCTCCCGCGATTGCGGGGGCTTTCTCTTCGCTCGATGGCGATAAGGTTGAGAAAATCCTGAAGCACCTGCTGATCGCGGGCAGCAACATCTCGGTGGAGCAGCCGGGCGAAAAGGCGCGCCTGCTTACGGAAGACCTCGCCAACGAAGTGTTCTGCACTGATGTGCAGGATATGTTCATTCTGGCATTTGAGGTCATCCGCACCAACTATAACGGTTTTTTCAAGAAGCTCGGCGACCGATTTGGCAAAGTCGCCGAGTGGGCGGAGAGGACGATGGCTCAGGCCCGGAGCGCTACGGCGACCTCGACCTCGGCGGTTTCACAGAGCTTGAGCTGAGAATGTATATCCTCATCAAGGCCCGGCTGGCATCTATGTGGGAGCTGAAAAACTGCTATACGCTGGATGAGGCTCTGAAGCTCTATGCACTGTACCGCATGGAGCAGGACGTGGAAGCCGGCCGGGTAGAGGATATGGCTAAGGAGGTGAGCTGACCAGTATGACCATACGCGACATCGGCATCCTGTTTGGCTACAAGGTCGATCAATCCTCCGAGCAGAAGGTAGAGGGCAGCATCAAGTCGCTGAAGTCGATGGCCTCTAAAGTCCTCGGCGCGGTCGGCATCACGCTGTCCGTCGCGGGAATCAAGAGCGCCATTGATGGCTGCGTTGAGGTGGCATCCTCTATTGAGGAGATGCAGAACAAGTTCGATGTTGTCTTCGGCGATATGCGGGATGAGGTCGATAAATGGGCGCAGGAATACTCCGATGCCATTGGCCGCAACAAAAACGACATCAAGACCTACCTTGCCGATCAGCAGAACTTGCTTGTCGGCTTTGGCATGACCCGCCAAGCTGGCGCTGAAATGGCCGAGCAGATGACCTCGCTGGCCCTCGACCTTGCCTCGTTTGGGAACATGGACGAAACAGCGTCCGTAAACGCCATGACGAAGGCTGTCATGGGCGAGTCTGAAGCCGCCAAGACGTTGGGTGCGGTCCTGAACGACAGCACCAGAGCGCAGGCGATGGCTACGCTTGGGCTGAAAGGAACCTACGATAAGCTGGACCAGCTCACGAAGATGCAGGTCAACTATCAGGCCATCCTCCAGCAAAGCCCGGATGCCATTGGCGACTGCCAGCGCAGTCTCGACAGCTACGAAAGCACCAAAAAGCGGTACATCGCCAAGCTGAAGGAAATCAAAACGATCGTCGGCCAGTTCTTCCTGCCGACCTATCAGAAGATTCTGAACATTGGTGCAAAGGGCCTGACGATGATTCGTGACTGGCTCCAGAAGCTCACCGACCTTACGGATAAGCTGGGCGGCTCACAGCGTGTGCTGTCTGTTCTGGCTGCGGCGTTCACTGCCATGCTCATGGCGATGAACCTCAAGAAAATCGGAGCGGCCATAACCGGCTTTACGAAGCTGGCGCGGGCAATAGGGCTGGGCCACGGAAAGGCGCTGGCCTTTTTTGCGGTCTTCCTGTTGCTGGCCCTCGTGATTGAGGACTTCATCTCGTTCATGCGGGGCGACAAAAGCCTGCTCGGAACCATGCTCGAACGAGCTGGCGTAGACTGCGAAAAGCTGCGCCAGAACATCGTCGGAGTATGGGCGAAGATCAAGCAGGCCATCGGCTACATCGGCGAAGGCATCCGTAATGTGGTTGTCCCCATATTTGAGGGCATCCGAACTGCGGCGGTGGTGACGTTTGAGGAGATACAGCAAGCCGTAGCCAAGGTAGCCCCCGGTATCGCTCAGTTCTTCAAGGAATTGTCGAGCGGGAAGGTTGATAAGAAAAAATGGACAGACATCGGTGAATCCATCGGCAGAATTGCCGTGGGCGTGGTGGCTGTCATAGCCGCTGTCAAGGGCATCTCAGCTATCTTTGGCGTGATTACAACCGTTATTTCTGTTGTGAAAGCGGTCATTTCCGTTATTAAGCTGGCCTTTGTTGTTGTAAAGAGCATCATCACCGTTATCAAGGTAGTCGGTGCAGTAATCTCTGTTCTTGCCAGCGCCTTCGGCCCGGTCATTCTGGCAATCGCCGCTGCAATCGCAATCGGCGTTTTGCTGTGGAAGAACTGGGACAAGATTCGTGAGGCAGCAGGCAATCTGCTGGAAGGCATCAAGACTACGATTGGCAACGTCCGCGATGCCATTGTGACAGGCATCCAAGCGGCCATTGACTGGATAACATCTCTCCCGGCTGAAGCCCTGAAGTGGGGCTCCGACATCATCGACGGCATCGTATCAGGCATCCAGTCTGCGGTAGGTCGTGTAGGCGAGGCTGTAAAAGGCGTAGCCGATAAGATCAAGTCGTTCCTCGGCTTCTCGGAGCCGGAGGATGGCCCCCTGAGCGACTTCCACACCTATATGCCGGACATGATCGACCTGATGGCATCGGGCATCACTTCCGGCAAGAAGAAGGTGAAGGATGCACTGGAAGGCATGACCGGCGAAATGTCGGTCATCGCCAAGGCCAATGTGGTTTCCAAAGCTACCGGGCGGGGCGCAACCGGCAGAACGACCGGTGGACGCACTGTGACCCAGAACGTAAACATCAACAACCAGTTCAACGGCGACCGCGCCGGGCAGCAAAAGAGTTCTGAGGCTATGGATAAGGCCGCAGGCGATGCTACCGGCGAGATGGCCCGTGCGCTGGCATTTGCAAAGTAGGTGAGAGTACATGGCAAGAGCAAAACAGCCCGTCAGCGTCGATGACATCGAGTTTGATGCCTTGATCGACTCCGAAGAAGGCTATGAAGCGGATGTGCCTGAGTACCCGACTGAAAAGGGCTTCAGTGTAAGCGACACCATCGTGCTGAAAGCCGACACCCTGAACATGACGCTCTATGTGACCGATACACCGGTGACATGGCGGGAACGTACAGGCTCCGGCCCCGGAAAAACGGAGGGTGTTGTTCGTCGGCTGAAGGACCTGTATTTCGCCAAGAAGATTCTCGAAGTCACGACCACTGACTGCGTGTATTCCAACATGGTGATTACAAGCATGAACATCAAGAAGTCTGTGGAGGTCGGCTACGCCCGTGAGATTCCGATAGCCTTCAAGAAGATCGAGGTGACGGAAACAGCCACCGCAGAAATCCCGGCCAGCTACGGCAAGTCGGGCAAAACAGCAAAAGCCGCTGGAAAAGCAAGCACAACCGCCGCAAGTACGGCAGGAAGCAGCTCGTCCGGCGGCTCCTCTGCGTCAGGTTCTTCGTCCAGCTCTAGCAGAGGTTCCGTTCTCTATAACGCTGCCAGCAGTTTCGGCTTGCTGGGATAAGGAGGGCGTTCGTGGACTACTTCGTTATCGAAGTCCCGGACATGAACGACAGCGTTGTCAAAGTTTCCCTCCAAAGCAGGCTGTATCAACTGCGCTTCACATGGAATGACACCGGCGGCTACTGGATGCTCGGAGTGATGGATTCACTCGGAACGCCACTGCTGCTCGGTGTCAAGATGGTTCCGCAGTTTCCGCTCAACCTGCTGTTCGGCCGGGATGATATGCCCAGCGGCATCTTCGCTGTCCTGACCGAAAAGGAGAGCGTCGGTCGGCAGGATTTTGCCGACGGGACGGCTCGTTTTGTGTTTGTCCCGGCATGATGCTGGAACAAATCATCCAGTAAAATCAATTCTCATTTTGAACAAATCTTCGATGGCGGGTTTGACAATTCGTTCTCAGAAGGTTCCAGACAAATTTCCATATACTTTTACTGGTAAAGTCCGGGTTTAATCAGAGGCTTTTCAGAGGTTTTGGGATGAATGTCGCTCAAAATGGCCGATTTTACACAGAATCCGTTGGATTGTCCGCCGGACAGTCCTCGGACTGACCAAAACGGGAAACTTTTGCAAAACGCTCATATCATTGGTCACTTTCATTGCATTACCAGAACGGTAAGTTAGAATGAAGATGTGAACCGGGCAAACAAAAAAGAACCAGCGGTAAGCCGTCAGAAAGCACCGCTGGTTCCTATCTCATGCCCGGAACGATACAAAGAAGTTCCGTTGCCATGATTATATCATACCAGCGGGCTTCTTTCAACACAAAAAGGAGTGAACTGATATGAGCTGTAATGATCTTGAACGCGAAGTAATCCGCATGGGCGATGTCGGTGTCGCCATCGACATGGTAGACAATAACCTTGCGGAGGGTAAGCTGGAGCAGGCGGAACGCGCCGTTGTGATTCTCCGGGAAATTTTTGCAGCCCGTAATGATGGGCTGCGGAACTGCTTCTACGGAGGTGATCGGAATGCGTGACAACTGCGTGATTTTCACCACGCCGGAACGGCAGGAATTGCGGGTCGTTTTTGACCCGGACGGAACCCCGTTCTTCTGTGGGCCGGACCTCGCGGCAATCGCGGGCTATGAACAGCCGAGAAAAGCCGTCACCGGCGGCAATCAGGGCGTGAACCGTATTGAATCTGTTTTGAGGAAAGTTCCTTGGGACAATGGTATACGGCGTGGCCGCTGCGATTTTACCTGCTTTTCTGCGGAAAACGCCGTGAAGCTCCTGTGCCGCAGACCTGCGCCCTATGCAGCGATTCGCTGGCTGGAGGATGAAGTGATACCGAAGACGCAGGAAATGGGAGAGGAAGTGGCAAGAGCGTACCCGGCATGGAATAAAAAGCCGGCGCAGAAAGAACTGACGGAACCTCCCCAGAGCCTCAAGCCGGAACACGAAGCCTTTAAGCGGGAACCGCTGCAAGCAGGTGGAGGGGCGCTCATTGAGCGGCTGGACAATATCATTTTGGAATGCGTTTTGCTGAAGAAGGAACTCAGCAAGGCGAAGTAAGAGGAAACCTTCAGGGCTGCGGAAACGCGGCCTTTTTTGTTGCCATCGAAAGGGGAGAATGCCGTGAAGAATTTCGACAGGCAGTACCGGCTGGCGGCGGGCAAGGCAGGCTCGACCGGGTTTGAAATTGGCAGCGGCAAGCGACCGCTGCACGTTTCATTCTCGGTAGAAAAGGCCGACACCAACAGCCAGAATACGGCCAAAGTGACTATCTGGAATTTGAACGACGAACACCTTGCAGAGCTGAGAAAAAACGACTGCGTGGTCGTACTCCATGCAGGGTATGGCGATACACGTCCGCTCATCTTCACCGGCGTGGTCACATTTGCCACGACAAAGGCTGACGGAGCAGACAGGTCAACGGAGATCGAGCTGGTGGATAACCGCATTGAAGTCCGTGACACCTACATTTCCGTCAGTTATTCCGGGGCTGTGAACTGCAAGACCCTGATTCAGGACACCGCAGATCAGATGGGCGTGACGGTATCTTTCTCCTACAACGCAGAGTTCAAGAACATCCCAAATGGATACAGCTACGTCGGCCCAGCCAGAAATGTGCTGACGAAAGCCTGTGAAACCAGCGGGCTGGTCTGGAGCATCAATAACGGCGTCTTGCAGGTCAAAAAGCCGGGAGATACGATGAGCCGCGAGGTGTATGAGCTTTCGGCAGAAAAGGGCCTGCTGGGCCTCCCAGAGCGTGTCCAAATCTCCAATGAGGACAAGGGGTACAGCTACGGCTGGGACGTGGAGTACCTGATGAACGCCGCAATCGGACTGGACGATTATGTGTACCTGAACAGCAAAGTGGTCAAGGGCTATTTCCGGGTCTACTCGGTGCGGATTGAGGGCGACAATATGGAAGGTTCATGGAGCTGCACGGCCCGCCTGCTGGAGGTGAAGCAAAAATGATGCAGGAGTTTGTTGACCAAATCAATAAAAGCGCCCGCAGCGCGACGGAGGATATGCACACGGCTCTGCCGGGCGAGATAAAAAGCTACGACCCGGGCAAGGGCGTCGCCACCGTGTTACCGAAAGCAAGGTTCACAAAGCCCGATGGCAGCACGATGGACTTTCCAGAAATCTCAGGCGTCCCGGTCATGTTCCCGCAGAGCAAAAACGTCACCATTGCATGGCCCATCAAGAAAGGCGATGGATGCCTGCTGGTTTTCAGTGAGCAGGCGCTCGATTACTGGATGTACGGCAAGGAAACTGACACCAAACTGAAGTTCGACTTGACCAACGCCATTGCCATTCCAAACCTCACATCTGGCGGTAACAGCACCATGAAGCTGGCCTGTGATGAGGATGCCGTAGCCATTGCCGCAGGCGACACAAAAGCCAAGATCACGCCCAAGACCGCAGAACTGACTCTCGGTTCGGCCAAGGTCAAAGTGGAGCCGAGCCTTGTGCAGATCACAGTCGGCGGCACGGTGCTGGCAATTTCACCCGACGGCGTGGACATCACCGGAAAGCTCACGGTCAAGGGTGGCATCACCGCAAGGGATGATGTCAAGGCATCCAACGGCAGTATCAGCCTTGCAAACCACGTCCACAGGGGCGACAGCGGCGGCATGACCGGGAAGCCGCAGTAAAGGAGGGAAAAGCGTGATAGACCTGAAGCTCGATGCCACCGGGGACTTAGAACTCTCGGCGGCAGGCGACATTTCAGCTACGGACAGCATCGTACAGGCTGTCCGTATTCGTTTGCTCTGGTTCTTTGGAGAGTGGCGGCTGATGCCTTCGCTCGGCTTTCCGTACTTTGAGAACCTGCTGGTCAAAAATCCGAATGAGTCCAAACTCCGGCATCTTATCCGGGAAACCGTGATGTCTGTCGATGGAGTGAAGGATGTGACGGATATTTCGTTTGACATTGACAAAAAGAACCGCAGTGCGTCCGTTGCGATCTCGTTTACTACGGACGAAGACAGGTTCAGAGAGGAGATCAGAATACCGTGGCAAAATATGGCTTAACACCGCAGGGACCTAACCCGAAACGTCTGGATGCAATCCTCGATGATATGCACGAACGAATGTCGGTCCGCCTCGGCGTGAACACCCGCCAGAACCCACAGTCTTTGCTGAATCACCTGCTGACCAATGTAGCAGATGAAATCGCAGAGCTGTGGGAATTTGGCGTGGATGTGTATCACTCGGAGTACGTTTCCAGCGCGACCGGAGTGAGCCTTGACTATGCAGCGCAGTTCGGCGGCTCCACGCGCGGAATGGCTGCAAAGTCCTACTACAGCATCCTCTGTACCGGCGTGGACGGTACGGCTATTCCGGTCGGCACGTCGATTGCATCCGACACCAGCCCGGCCACGAACCTTGTTTCCAGCGCAGACGCAGAGATCACGAGAGCATCCTTCAACAAGGCCACCGTTATCCTCGCGTCCCCGGAGGCAAAAACAGCCCTTGGGGTGGCTCTTAACGGAAACCTATACACCATCACCCCTGACCCCAAACAAAGCACCAGCGAAGCCCTAGAGGCTCTGGGAACAGCCATCACGGATAAGGACTTCCATGTGACGGTCGTCAACGACACCATCGTGATCGAGGCGGTCGATGAAACCAGCTCCAATACGCTGGTCCTGTCAGAAAACCTGACCACTGCTTCTGTGGGCAGCATCGTCACATTTGAGACTGCCGAGCCGGGCGACATCTTCATTCCGAACGGCGTAATCACGAAGATCACGAAAGCTGTTCCGGGCATGGAGTCCGTGGTCAACGTGGGAAGCTATGTTGCCGGTCAGCTCGCAGAGAGTGATGTGGAGTTCAGAAAGTCCTACACGAACAAAATCTACAACCGCTCGTCTGCCATGCTGGAAAGCATCAAGAGCGCCATCCTGAAGAATGTGCAGGGTGTGGTGAGCGTAGCTCCCTATGAAAACTGCACAAATGAAGTCGATTCTGCCGGCCGGTGGCCGCACAGCATCGAAGTTGTGGTCGAGGGCGGTGACGCAACGGAAATTGCCCAGCAAATCCTGAACACAAAGGCGGGCGGCATCAACACTTTCGGCAGCGTAGAAACTACCCTGCACGGCGTTTATGGGGAGGACATCGTGGTGCGCTTCAACCGCCCGACGTACGTCAAGGTCTGGTTCAAGGTTGGCGTCACTCTGAGTCCGAACATCAATCCTCCGGCCAACTACGCCGAACTTATCAAGGAGCAGATTCTGGAAAAGATGGCCGGGCTTGAGGCGGGCGAAAATGTCATCCCGCAGAAGTTCAACCTTCAGGTGTCTGGCATCGACTATATCGACGTATGGTTGTTTGCAACACCGAATGACGGCGATATGCCCACTGGCTACACCCAGCGCAGCGTGTCCATCTCGTCACGGGAGCGGGCCGTTACGGACGAAAACAGGATTGAGGTGGTCATGGATGGCTGATTACGTCCAGAAGCTCCGGGATGATCTTGTGGAGCAGTTCAAGGACAAGCCGGTCATCGACGCGCTCATGGAGGCCGTCGGTGATGAGCTGAACGAGGTTCGACAGTTCTACGAAGACCTGCGCGACAAGCGGAATATCCAGACCGCAGTTGGGAAGCAGCTTGATGGCATCGGCGACAATGCGGTTCTGACCCGCCTTGAAGCCGGTGCTTTGGCCTGCACCAGGGAATCGGTCTACGTCCTGAACGACGATGACTACCGAACATACCTGATATACAAAATCTGGAAGAACACCAACCGCTGCACCTACTATGACATCATCCGGGCGTTCAAAATGTTCTGGGACAAGCCGCTGCATTACAGCGAGGACCCGGATGTTCCGGCCACCATGATTTTTGAAACCGAAGCCCTGACGCCGGAGGATGATGTTTCCAAGCTGCTGAATGCACCCCTCATCAAGGCCGCAGGCGTAGCCATCATGGTGGTCGCAAAGACTGAATCACCAGAAATGGTCGCAGATGTGCCGATGCAGGCCATTCTGGGGCGCGGCTATATGACCACGACCCTGCCGGAGATAGCAGTTGGCGAGGACTTTATCGACACCGTGCTGCCGGTCCCCGCAGCACAGAATATCACGCAGACAAAACTGCCCGAAATCGAGGAGGATGAGTTATGAGCTACTATGGCTTTGTTGTTACGGACAGCGGTCGAGAGCTGATTGCCAAGCTGGTTGCAGGGCAGCAGCTCCCGATCTCGAAGATTATGGTGGGAAGCGGAATCGTCCCGGACGATGTGAAGCCCGCATCTATGACCGCGCTGATTGAGCCGGTCGCTGCGGGCACATCGACTGCGCCGGTCTATGATGGAGCCAGCGTCCGCATGATCGTGGAATACCGCTCTGACCTGAACGGTGGTCTTGACCACGGCTTCTGGCTCCGGGAGTTCGGCGTATTCGCCTTTGACCCGGACAAGGGCGAAGTTCTCATCTACTACGGAACGCTGGGCGATTATCCGCAGTACGTCAGCGCCGCCTCTGACACCGGAGTAGACGTCCGCCGTTTCCCGGTGTGTATCGTCATCGGCGAGGGACTGGGTGTCACCGTAGACTATAAGTGCGAGGCGTGGATGACGGCGGAAGATGTGGAGCAGTATTGCACTGTCACGATGCTCCCCGCGTTCCTCCGGGAGGCCCAGAAGCTCGTGGATGCCCATGATGAAGACGAAGAAGCCCACCACTCCATCCAGAACAGCATCTCCGACGTGTCCGCCCGGCTGGCTTTGCTGGAACTGATGTTCAATACGTCCGTCACCGGGAACCCGTTCACGATTACGTTTGAGACGCTGGACGGAACGGTGGTGGAAGGTGTCTGGAACACCACGGCAAAAAGAATCGAGTTCTAATGAAACGAATGAACTTATCCCGTTCACCGCCGCTCAATTTGAAACAAAATTTTACTATAAATTCAATAAAAGGAGGCCTTTTTTATGGCTTATGTAACCTTGGGTTCCAAAGCAGTCGGCAGCACCATCAAGCTGAAAGTAAACGGTTCTGCCAGAAACTTCATCGTTGTCCATCAGGGCAAGCCGTCCGGCGTCTATGACGATAGCTGCGACGGTACTTGGTTTCTGATGCAGGACATCTACGAAAACCGTGCATGGCATAGCTCGAACACGAATGACTACGCCAACAGTACCATCCACTCTTACCTGAACAGCACGTTCCTGAATCTGTTCGAGTCGAACATCAAGAACGCCATCAAGCAGGTAAAACTCCCGTACCGCAAAGGCAGCGGCACGTCCACGACCGTCACCAGCGGCTCGAATGGCCTGTCTGCGAAGATTTTCCTGCTCAGTGCGACCGAAACGAGCTTCAGCTTCTCGTATATGCCCAGCGGCGAGGGCGCGGAACTGGCTTATTTCAAGGGCTGCGCAGATGACAGCTCGGACTCCAAGCGTGTTGCAAAACTCAATGGCAAAAACGACTACTGGTGGCTCCGCTCTCCGGACTGCCGCAAATCCAACGACGTGCTGCGCGTCAGCACCGATGGCGACTGGGCCACCGACCGCTACTTCGTCTCGCACGGCATTCGTCCCGCTTTGATTCTGCCCTCTTCTCTCTTGGTGTCTGACGATGGCACGGTCTCGACTAACACTGCACCATCTACCCCGGGTAGCATCTCCGTTCCTTCGTCTATTATGGGCGGCACGAACGTCTCGATCTCGTGGGCAAAAAGCTCTGATGCCGAGAACAATCTCGCCGGTTACAAGGTGGAGCGTTCCACTAACGGCGGCAGCTCGTGGAGCCAGATTTATCAGGGTACTGCCACCAGCACCACGAACAATGTCGCCTTTGGCACTGCGTCCGTGATGTACCGTGTCAAGGCGTATGACGATGAGGGACTGGAGTCCGGCTGGCGCACCAGTTCGCAGGTAACGGTGGTCAACAACAATGCCCCGTCTGCGCCGCCGTCTATTGCGGTGCCGAACGATGTCAAGGGCGGTAGCACACTGGTGGTCTCGTGGACTGCGGCCAGCGACAGCGACGGAAATCTGACCGGCTACATTCTGGAGCGCAGCACCGACGGCGGCAGCACCTACACGCAGGTGTACAAGGGCAACGCCCTGACCTACACCGATACCATCACCAAGGGTTGGGCAACCGTGATGTACCGTGTCAAGGCGTATGACAGCTATGACGCTCAGTCTGGCTACACAACGTCCACCAAGCGCACGGTCGATAACAACACCGCGCCGACCATCACGACCTCCAGCGCAGCCAACCTCGGCACGAAGTCCAGCGGCTTCACCATCTCGTACTCCGTGGATGATGAGGATGCGGTGGACACTCTGACCGTCACCGAAAAGCTGGACGGCACGACCAAGCGAACCTACACCGCGACCCGCAAGACCACCAACAGCTTCGCCGTCACCGGTGAATATTTCCAGAAAATTACGAACGGCAGTCACACCATGACCGTTACCGTGACCGATGGCAAGGCCACCGTCACCAAGACGTTCACCTTTACGAAGGCCGTCACCGCCGCCAACATCACGCTGGCGCAGCCGATGGAGGCGGATGCCCAGATCACGCTCTGCGCCATCAGCGTCGGCGGTCTGATTCCCGCCGACGCTATGTTCAAGGTGGAGGTCACGAACAACGGCAAGGACGACTCGCCGGTATGGGAGGACGCCACCACCGAGGCCCGGAATGGCCGGAACCATTTGTTCACGAACCAGACTGCGGCCAACGGCTTTGCATTCAATTTCCGCGTCACCGCAGAGCGCGGCGCAAGCGGCGAGAGCGGTTATATCGCTTCGATTCAGGGGGGGTTCCAGTAATGGGTTTGAAAAGAGTAAGAGTCGATTCTGTAGCCAAGTTGCAGAAGAAGAAAACGATGGCGGAATTGCAGGAGGAGAATGAAGCCCTGAAAACCAAGGTTTCTTCTCTGGAAACAAACCTCGATAATACCCAGATGGCGCTGTGCGACGTGTACGAACAGCTCATCGCGGTCACATCCGCCGCAGATAAGGAGGCGTAATCATGGCAGAAGTCTATGCAAACCTCATCCGCCGGGGGCGGAAAACCATCGAGCAGGTGCCTGAGCACCTGCGGGAAGAAGTCAAGGCCATTCTCGCGGCGGACGGCAACGCATGAGCCGCCTGCGGGAATTTGCCTTAAAAATATTACTGAGAAAGGAGAAAGGCATCATGGCAGTCATCTATGCAACCCTCATTGTGAAGGGCAAGAAGACCCTCGATCAGGTTCCGGCGCTGATTCGGAAGCAGGTTGAGGAAATCCTGAAGGACCTCGAAGTCGAGGTCGAGTGATCGCGCAGGGGAGTCGGGAGAACCGGCTCCCCTCATTTTTTTGCATGACGAAGGAGAGGAGGTTCAGATGGACCAGCCTATTACGCGAGCCGAGCATGAGGAGTTCAAGCGTCGGCTCGAAGAGGAAAATGCCCGTCAGGACAGACGAATCGCCTTGCTGGAGGAAAGCGTAAGCAAAATGGGTGCACTGTCCACTTCGGTCGAGAAGCTGGCCTTGAGCATGGAAAGCATGGTGAAGGAGCAGGAAAAACAGGGCAGGCGGCTGGAAACACTGGAAGACCATGATGGCGAAATGTGGCGCAAAGCTGTTGGGTATGTCGTGAGCGCCGTCATTGGCGCTTTTGTCGGCTTCTTGTTTACCCAAATCGGCTTTTAGGAGGTGTGTAAGTTGAGCATCATTACGTTCCAGCGCGGGGATAAGACCGCGCTCACCAAGAACTTTACCAAGTCCGAGTTCGAGTGTCCCTGCGGCTGCGGACAGCAGTCGGTGGACACGGAGCTGGCCGAAAAGCTCCAGCTCATCCGGGACAAGGTGAACCGCCCGCTGAAGATCACGTCTGGCTACCGCTGCATCAAGCACAACGCCAGCAAGGCCGTGGGCGGAAGCCCGAACTCCAAGCACCGCTACGGCATGGCAGCGGACTGGAGGACGGAGAATCGGAGTATCAACCCTGTGGCACTGGGCATCCTTGCTCAGGCCGTGGGGTTCGGCGGCATCGGCATCTACTGGCACAGCCGTGGAGCCTTTGTCCACGCCGACACCCGTGGCACGAAAGCGACGTGGCTCTGCACCACGCCTGGAAAGTACCCCAGCACGACCTACAACAAGTTCGTGCTTCCCACCATCCGCCGGGGCTGCACCGGGGACGCGAACCGCAGTGCGACGATCATGCTCCAGAAGCTCCTGAAGCTGAAGGCTGATGGCCTGTTCGGAGAGGGGACGGAAAATGCCCTGATGAAAGCGCAGGAGGCGCATGGCCTGACTGTGGACGGCATCTGCGGCCCTGCATCGTGGAAGGCGCTGTCTGGCGCTGACAAGTACCTGTGAGAGGAGATAGGCTCTATGACGAATAGCAAAGTGTCCATCGCTACGCTGGCCCGCACGGCCGCTCTGGCGTTCGCTCTGGCAAATCAGGTTTCGAGCGCAGCCGGGAAGCCCCTGCTGCCCATCGAAAGTTCGGAGGTGGAACAGTTCGTGACCACCGGCCTGACCATTGCCACAAGCGTCGCTGCGTGGTGGAAGAACAACAGCTTTACCGCTGCCGCCATCGAAGGTGATAAGCGGATGAACAGCCTGAAGAATCAGGTTCACTGAATGAAAGGAGTAACCGAATATGAATGAGTTTACGAGAAGCCTGCTGTACGTTGCCCTGCTGGTCTGCATTCCCATCGTGACCGCCTGCATCCAGAAAGGCATTGCCGTGTTCATCGAGTTCATCGTGGCAAAGATCAACGACATCAAGGTGCAGCGCCTCGTCCGCGAAATCGGCAGTGCGGTGTCCGATGCCGTGGCCGCGATGAACCAGACCTACGTCAACGACCTCAAAGCCGCCGGGACGTTCAATGAGGCGGAGCAGAAGGAAGCCCTGATGCGGGCCGTGTCTGCCGCCCTGAAAAGCATGAGCAGCGACGCGCAGGACTACATCAAGAGCACCTTCGGCGATACGACCCAGTACCTCGAAAATCGTATTGAGGCCCAGATCGACGCCAACCACGTCGCCGCCAAGCAGGCCGCTGCCCGGAATACGCTGAATCTGGGCTGAGTCAGCGCAAAGTCAGCGTAAAATGATAATCCCCCTGTACCATGACCCGTAAAAAGGCTGGTGCAGGGGGATTTTTTTGTTTGCACGGAAATTTCGATGGAACAACGTCGCCAGAAAAATCAATTCTCAAAATAGCCAAATTTTGTTATGCACTTTTGACAAATCCTTCCCAGAGGGTTCCAGACGTTTCCCAATACACTTTTACCCGTAACCAAAATGCAAATTCAGATGTTTTCCAGAGGCTACCAGCGGCTTGGCATCAAATAGCCAGTGGATATAAAAAATATTTTGAAAAAATTAAAAAACAGATTGACTTACCAGTTGGGTAAGTTATAATGATACTAAGATAAATTACCAAAAAGGTAAGTTATCTACAATTACCAGCATCCGGCTGGTAAGTTGGAAGCACGAGCAGGAGGTGTAACAAAATGAAAGGCGAGTGCAGCATGACCGCTTTGGAAGCCAGCCGCTTGATCGACTGGCTGAAAGCTCACGGTCACACGGACGAGGAAGCGACGCAGTGCATTAAGTGCATTGCCGGAGTCCTCGACCCCGCAACCGGCGAGTCTAAGAAACAGTAAAGGCTAGGTTCCCCACACTGTTTGCGACCCTGTGGGAACCTAGCCAGACGGAACGGGATGGGACCTGCCCCATCTCGTTTCCATCTTATCAGGAGGGCAGGAGAAAGTCAAGAGGTTGAGAACTATGTATGATCTGCGTGAACACAAGGAACTGATTAGCCGGTTGGTTTCCGAGGCCAACCAGAACGACCCCAACTGGGAGTGGTCGGTCAGACGCCTCAGCAAGAACGTGGCCTGCATCTTCTGGGGTTACCTCGAATACTGCGATGAAGAGGAGTTGTCGTTTTCAATCAAGCTCGGCAAAGCCGATGGCAGATGCTGGGTTGAGGCTCGTAACGAGCACGGTTGGATACTTGAAAGTGAGATTGTAGCTGACAAGGACCTTCCATTCCTGAACTGCCCGATTGACAAGGCCATCGAGAAGATGGTTCGCTGCATCGTCAACACCGCTCATGCCTGCTACTGAGAGCATTGTCCGCCGGGATGCAGCGGACATCGGTTTTGCGGTAGTCGGCGAGCTGACCCGCAAGCCAGAGTGGGACGGCGTAGCCAGCGGCCCGGAAATTGGGCTGTCTGGCTATTGCCGGGTCTTGGTGGATGAGGGCGGCAACGCCTACTACGTTCACGGTAAGGAATGCGCCATCATCGACCCGGAAGGCATGGTCTACTGACCGCCGGTAAACTCCCAGATGTACTCCGTAAATTTTTTCGATAAATCTTCATTTTTTGTTTGACACCAGTGGTGGGTAAGTTAGAATGAAGATACAGAAAAACATACCAAAACGGTAAGATTATGGAGGAACAGACGATGATGGAACTCGAAGCTATGAAGTCTTACATCCGTGAGAACAACCTCACCCACTTGGTCAAGGAACTTGTTACTGAAACCGACATGGATGTCGCATCCGCTGTTGAGTACGTTTATGATATGAAGACGCTCAGCAAGGCTCAGTTCGCAAGCAAGTACTTCGGCTGATTCGAGAATGGAGGCATGGAATATGAAGAACGAGTACATCGTAGCGATTGACTACAGCGCAAATTACAAGCCGATGACCATTGATTACAAGATGCTGAAGGCGGAGAATCTGCTGGATGCCATGAACGAGGCCGAGCAGTACATGGACAAAGAAACGGTCTACCTTCTCAAGATCATGAAGCGCAGCGGGGCAGCTCACAAAGTCAAGGGCGTGGATGCACGAGAAGCCACCTACACCGACGTCCTCACCAACCGAGGCAATGGCTGGCACAACACCGATGCGGCTCACTGCGAGCAGCCTTGGATGAGCCAGATGTGGGTGTACAACAACGGCTTTGTTGACCTCTACTACTGCGAGGAAGTCCGACCCGCCTGATGATATGGCCGCTGGCACCGGCCGAAACGCTCCGCATGGGGCGTCGCGGGAGCCACCCGTAAAGAATTTGATATTTTGGAGGTTTTAGTTATGGAAAACAAGAACATGACCGCTGCTCGTGAGTGGGAGAACGACCCGAACTGCTTCCTGCGGATGCTGAACAGCCCCGCACAGCAGCGGAGCCGCGCAGCCCGCCGCCAGAAGGATGCCGACCGGGAACGCTTCAACAATGTCCTGAACGCCGTTGCCATCGGCGCAGCAGCCTTTGCCGTCACCCTGCTCGTTATCTGCTTCGTTCTCTGATGGAGGTATCAGCTATGGATAACCAGAACATGACCTATCCCGAACTGCGGGACCTGTTCGTTGAGCGCAACAAGACCCAGCTTGCAAAGCCGGTGAGCGCCTGCATCGTATTTGCTGAGAGCAACTGGCCTGACCGGCATTACCCGCTGCGCAGCCGCACCTATGAGGTCAGCAGCGACAACAAGGCTTTCCGGTCGAGCTGCTGCTCCACCAGCCTGTTCGGTTCCTGCTTGGATGGCACCGACCAGATGGTTCGCCTCGACTGGTACATGAAGGACTTTGGCAACAAGGGCGGCTGGGTCGTTGACCACTGCTACCTGAAGGAGAACAGCGATGAATCCGATGTATGATTGCTCCGGCCGGCTTGACCGGTTCGGCGGAGTAACGGAGCCGCCTGATGATTACTATTTCTCGTACAGAGAGTCTGATGATTCCTGCAACGAACAAGTGGAGGAGGACTGTGACAATGAATAACTCGCGGCGCAAGCGTATCAGCAAGATTGCAGATGCCCTGAATGAGCTGAAGGGCCAGATCGATGAGCTTTACGAGGAGGAGCAGGAAGCCTTCGAGAACATCCCTGAGAGCTTGCAGGGGACTGAGCGGTATGAGGTTGCAGAAAATGCGGTCGATATGCTCGAATCTGCATCCTCCGGCCTCGAAGATGTCATCTCGTTCCTCGGAGACGCGGAGGGCTGATTTATGGGACGTGGCAATGTTTATGTGACCGGCTCGTATGAGGGTCTGTTCTACATCGACAACGATGATCTGCAGGTCTGGCGTAAGGACGGCCCTGACGGAAAGGAGCCTGAAATTCGGATGATGGCAGACATCAGCCTTGATGAACTTGTTGCCGATGACTGGTACGTTGATGAAATCGAGAGCAGCTACAAGGAGGAAGACGTTCTCAGATGCTTCTGCGCCGAACTGCGGAAGCTCTGCCCCAGCTTCCAGCCTGCGGCCAACTCGAACGTCTGGCTCGGCAATGAGTGCCGGGTCATCCTCGAAAATGAGCTGTTTTACATCTGTGTGGAGGACAACGAGTGGTCGCTGGCCGTCGAGCTTATTCAGAAAGACGGCTACTCCGACTGTCAGAGCGCATGGCTGGCCGGTCTTCAGAAGCGGCGCTACCGGGGATACCTTGATGACATGAAAAAGGCTCTGCTGGCCCGCCTGCCCAGCATTGGCGTTCGCACCGGGCCGTGGACTCACGGAACTATCACCAGAGAGGAGGCTGGCGTATGCTGAGTGACATGATTGATGATCTCGTCCGGGCCGACTGCCCGCAGGAAAAGGAAGCAGCTTACCGGCAGCTCGAAAAGCTCGGCGTTGACCGCATTACCGCTGATGTCATCGCCGATGAGCGCCGAAAGGAGGCACACCTGTGAGCCGCTATATTCCCCCTGAGGAGATGACTGAAGCTCAGATCAGAGAGCAGTTGGACGCTGAGTATAAGCACTGGGATGACCTGAAGAAGAACGGCTGTTCTGACCCTGCATGGCCGGATGGTGTGAATCTGAACCTTGTTCGGAACCACATCATCTACTGGTATCGGCTCCTGCGGGAACGTACCAGCCAGACCGTGCAGCTCTCGATGTTCGACGCTGGTATGGATTTGAGGAACGAGCGGCCGTTGCCGCCGGAAGTCCCGGACAGGTACATGGTTCCGACCGGGAAGTACCCAGACCGTCTGAACGGCAAGTGGGATGGCCTGATTTTTGACCCGAAAATTTGACGAATGGAGGACAATATGACGAACGAAAAATGTTTTGAGGTTCATGCCGAGCTGGTCGTTCGGCCGACCGGTCAGGATGTCGATGACATTATGGTTTCTGCACTGGAAGGTGGCATCTGCTACTGGTGCGACCGTGTGACGGTCGAGGGCCAGTATCTTGGCAAGTATGCCAGCGAGCAGATTTCTCGCGGTGGAACGCTGAAGGTTCATGTGACGGAACCGTTTGACGAGCAGGACACCGAGTGGTACGAGCTGGACATCGAAAAGTTCATACAGGGATTCCGGCTCTGGCTGGAGAACGGCGGGGACTGCTACGGAGCTGTGAGCGGCGACGGCAAGGTGGACTGCGGCGAGATTGACGCGGGATGTGCCGACGCGATAATCCAGTACGCCCTGTTCGGCGATTTGGTATTCGGCTGAGGGGAGGCAAAATGATGATGGCATGGTTGATCGTGGTAGATCAGTGGCTCGAAACGGCCACGGACATCCTCTGCGCTGCTTTTTGGGCAATCGTCGGGGCGATGGCTGTTGTGGGCTTGGCGAGGCTCTTTCTGGGGAGGCGTTGGTAATGAGAACATTGAGAGAGCGCGATGCGCTGCTTGAAGAATTGTGGAAGCAGTTCGGGGATGTCCCTATGGACCCCTCCACCGAAACGATGGAGGCCCCGTTTCTGGATTTCCCGGCAGGAACCAGCCGCGTTGACATCTGGCGCTGGTTTGATGAACGGCATAGCAAGGGCATTGCCTACTTGATTTACAACGAGGATGCCTCTAACGCGGCAAGCATCACGAGCCTGCTGCACTGCCAGAAGCTCTGCACTGAATGCTGTTCTGAAACCTGCGTGTTCAACCCGCAGGGCATCTGCATGGCCCCGTTCCTGACTGGGAAGAAGCCGGGCATCCATGATGATGGCTGCACCGATTACTGCCCGAAGCCGCTGGATGGCTGTGAGCTGGTTCGCTCCTACTCCGAGCATGAGCTTCGGAGCTATGAGGAGGACGTGCGGGAATATATCTCACAGTTCACCGATGAGGAGCTTATGGAAGCCTATGAGCTTGACCGTACGACGCTCAATGCGCTCGCCCCGCGTGCAGCGGTCTTGATGCGGAAGTACATTGATAATGACGATAGCTGGACGTACCACCGCGATTATGCAATCTCGGAGGTCGTCAGCGAGTATAAGGAGGACAAAGACAATGGCTGAGAAAATGATGCCCTATGCGCTGCGGATGACGCTGGCAGTGCTTGCAAACAAGCCGGATGATGCCCGCAGCATTTCTGCCGAGTGCGTCACCGCGATGACCAAAGAGCTGATGGGCGTTGTAAGCCGGTATGACCTGATGGACTTCCCGTTCATGGTTGCTGCCCTGCGGCTCACCGCAACCTCGCTGGAGTCCCTGCTGGATGAGCATGGAAAGGGGATTGCCGATAACATCGTCGCCAACACCACCTGCATCACCATTGATGCTTCCGAGCTGAAGCGTCAGGCAAAGGAGGAGTAAGAATATGGAAATCAAGCGCGGCGACATTTGGTATGTGAGCAAGGACAACTACACCGGCTGTGAGCAGGCGGCGGGACGCCCGGCAATCATCGTCTCCAACGAGAAGAACAACGCCTGTGCAGAGACGGTAGAGGTCGTATACCTAACCACCCAACCGAAGAAAGACCTGCCGACGCACGTTCTCATCCGCAGCTCTGAACGTGAAAGCACTGCCCTCTGTGAGCAGATTACGACCGTATCGGTTGACCGCCTGCTGGGCTACAAGGGCCATCTGACCCCGGCAGAGATGACCAACGTGGAGGTTGCAATGCTGATCTCGCTGGAGCTGGAAGTTGGAAAGCCCGTAGAGAAAATCGTGGAGGTCACGAAAGAAGTTCCGGTCATCCGGGATGTCAAGGTATCTACGCCTGCGTCAAATCCGAACATGGCTGCGGAGCTGGCCGCAGCGAAAGCCAAGTGCGAAATGCTCCAGATCATGTACGAGAGCCTGCTGAATCGGGTTCTGGCTGGAAAGGCAGGCTGATGGTATGCGAGCATCTGATATGGTACGCGCAGCCCTTGCTGGAGCAGGGAAGACCCAGAAAGAGTTGGCCGAACACATGGGCTGGACCCCGCAGAACCTCAGCGGGCGGCTGAAGAACAACTCGCTCACCTTCGATGAGCTGTCAAAGGCTCTGCATTTTGCTGGTTATGAGGTCTCCATGAGTGATGCCAACGGTGCGGGCCTCCCGGAGCTGGGCAACAGCACCAGCCCTGCTGTGGCGCAGACCGTAGACGGCGTTCGATATGACACCCGGAAGGCGGAATCGCTTTGCTCGAATAAGGTCGTGATGTTCGAGGACTTCTATGTAGAGCTGTTCGAGGATGCCGCCGGGAACTACTTCACCGTCCTCTACCAGCTTTCTGGATGCCAGCATCATACCATCACCCCGGTAAGCGCCCGTGCTGCCAAGCAGTTCTTAGAGAGGTTCGGGAGCAGAGCATAACTGCTGGCTAAAGTTCCTTCGGTATACGGTAAATTTTTTTGTGAAATCTTCAGTATAAGTTTGACTTACCAGACCGGCAAGTTAGAATGAAGATACAGAAAACAACTTACCAAAACACGGAGGATTTGAATATGAAAACCTACATCGTCACCTATTTCCGCCATAACCCGCAGCTCAAGAACGGAGGGTATATGTCCACCACCAAGATTGAGGCCGTGTCCATCGCCTCGGCTCGCAAGAAGGCTCGTGAGTTCTGCGAAGGCGCAGTGTACGGAAGCCGCGAGTTGCTGGATGTTCAGAAGGAGGTCAACGGCTGATGGCTCGCAAGGAAATGTACACCCTCAAGGTTGACGGCCGGGTGGTCTGGACCAGCAACCGGCTCCCGTACATGAAGAAGATCGCAAACGAAACGCTTGAGCTGGACAACGGCTTCTTCGCTGAGATTCTGCGCTACAACAAGACGTATTCGACCCGCTTCTACAACACGAAGTGGAGCCGCTGAAAGGAGGATGCCTTATGGCATTGTACGCCGTTTACTATCAGACCGGTATTTCGCCCCTTGATGGCGCACCGCTCTGCACCATCGACCTTGTGACGCAGGTCGAGGCCACCGCGATTGCCAAGCAGCAGGAGCTGACCGATGCCGGTTTGGTTGCTTGGTACGAGCAGATTCAGTAAGGAGAAAGGCAGAATGGCAAAGATCATGTTGGTTATGACCCATGAGGAGGTCAATGAGAACATCGCGTACAACCTCATTTGCTTTACCCGCTATGGCAGCGCATGGGACACCGGTCGCCGCCGTAGAGCGTGGCTGGCAGACTTCACCGAGGAGGAGCGCCGTGCTGCCGGTCGGCTGTTCAAACAGGCGCGCAACTGGACGGTTGGCCGGGGCGTTCCCTATACCGTGCAGATGAGCCGGAAGACGTTCCACCTGTGGCAGAAGCTCGGCGACTTCTGCGCGTCCATCTGAAAGGAGAGGTTCGAATGGAAGAACGGAAATGGATTCTTGGCGATGACTTAGCAGCCTGCGATAACCTGCTGGACGGCATTACGTTTGATGACGTGATTCTCGCCGTCCACTGCAACTGCCGCGTCATCAGCAGGGAGACCGTCACGAAGCAGTTCTTTGAAATCCTCGAACAGCGGCTCTTGGACATGAACGAATTGCTCAACCGCAACATTGACAAGATTGCAGAAGAAGCACGAAAGGGGAGAGAATGATATGAAAAAGATTATTAGTCCGTGTTTATGCAAGGTCTACACCAGCAGCGGCAATGAGGCGACTGCGCGGGCATTCTGCAAAATCCAATTTGAGAATGGCAGACTCAGCATCACCGGCGTTATCGGCCCTCTGCGCAGCGGTGGCTACCGTGGCAGCGCCGGCCAGTGCGTTGATGAAATCCGCGAAGGCTGCCCCTGCGATGAATGGACGCGGGAAATGCTCGACAAGTTCTGCTCCATCTGGGACGAGTGGCATTTGAACGATATGCGGCCGTACTGCAAGCACCAAAAAGAACTTGGCTGGGACAAACTGGCTGTCACGCCTGTCACGCTGTACCACTACCGGTTGAACAGCAAAACCCTTCGGCGGCAGGAATCCATGAAGAAAAGCTCGTGGAAGATGCTCTGCGATGGCATGACCACAGCCCTGAACGATAACCAGATCGAAGTTGCTAAGTTGCCGTACAGTCTTACGCTTCCTCACGAAATCTCCGGCGATGCAGCTTTGTATTACGAACCGCAGAAGCCTCTCTATCCCGGAATGGCTGGTGCGACCGAAACAAAGGCCCTCGGCTGGCTCCATCCTGAGGAACACCCTGATGGCATTCTCGGCAAGCCTTGCCCGGTCTGCGGCTACAAGTACGGCCACTCGTGGTTGACGGAAGAAGTTCCGCAGGATGTGATTGACTGGCTGTGCAGCCTGCCTGAGTCGCCCGTCGAACCGGCGTGGGTGTGATTATGAGTGGCTATGAGCAGCTTTCCATGTTCACCATGAACGTAGACCCGGTTACTGCCATCTGTTGCATGGATGGTTGCCCGGCGCGGGCCAGTCCGGTGGAGCCGTGGATGGCGGCGCTCATCCCAGCCGGAGAATATGTGGTGCAGATTGCTGGGCATCCGCTGGTTCTGCGGCCCATGCCCGGCAGACAGGCCGACATCCAGCGTGGGCATGAATACTACCACTACATGATCGGCGGGCGGCTTTATGTCGGCACATTCGTTGGGAGGGATTCTGGATGATGGACAAGATCGTGGTCACAGCGGCGGACATCGAAAAGCTCCTTGCATGGCGGGATGAGCACAACGATCTGGTTCGTTCGATGCCGGTTCCCCTGCGAGAAGTGGAAATCCAGATTGTCGAGAGCGGCATCTCCATCAAGTGCTTCCGCTCTGACAAGAAGCTGAAGCTCTACCTTGACAGTCCGACCCGGAAGCTCGGTCACGTTGCCTTCGCTCCACTGGGCAACGGCTTGTGGAAGAAGAAAGTGAGTACGCTCCCTGCGGACTGCAACCCAGCCGAAACCGAACAGGGCGCTTTGACCGTGTATGGCTCCTTGATGGCGCTGATGGCGTATGGAACGGGCAGCATCCGTGGTGGCGTGGCTACCACAACCTCGAAGGCTCCTGCTGAACGTAAAAGCTCCACAAAGCCGCATACGGCAAGCACCACATACATCATTCACTCGGCCGGAAAACAGCTTACAGTGGTTCCTAGAGGCCACCATGCAAGCCCGGCCTGTTCCTTTACCGTAAGAGGCCACTTCCGCCACTACAAAAGCGGCAAGACGATCTGGATTGCGAAGTACCGCAAGGGGACTGGCCGCAGCCGGGGCAAGACCTACAAGATCGGAGGTGATCTGGATGACCGAGAAGTCCGAATGGCAGTTCCTCGTTGATTACGTCAAGGATGACACGACAGATTTCTACAACGATGCCTGCCAGAACCAGCTTGTGGCCTTGTGGACCTCGTACTGCCTGCATAACAGCCTCGATGTCGATACAGCGATGTACGATGCAGTTTTGATGGATTTGTTCAACGCTCTCTCCGATGAACAGAAAGTCGAACTGCACTGCACCGGCTTCTCGGAGCTTGATAGTATGATGGCCCAGTGGCTTGTCTGAAAGGAGATAAAAAATGAGCGACATACGGTTAGTTAATGTAGTGCCCATCGTCAACGGATGGAACGATGCGGCGAAGAAGAATCTGGAGGAGGCCAAAACCTTGATGGCCTCCGGGAACCATCTCGACTACAACAAGGGTGTTGTCAAGGAAAGCGTTGCGAACCTCGTTTCCGGGTTTGCCGATGACCTGATGAAAGCTCCTGCTGTTGACCCGGAGAGCCGACGGCCTGTATCTCATTGGGTTTTGCAACGCAGTGTCGCGTATTGCGAAAGATGCCGCAAAGGGTACAGAATTACGAATGGAGGAGCGAACGTCTTGACGTTTAGCTATTGCCCGAACTGTGGTGCAAAGATGGAGGATAACAATGCCTGAAATCAAGATTTTCGATGCCTTGCCTGAAGAAGAAATCCTCGCCCAGATGGCGGAAGAATGCGTAGAAGCGTCCAAGGCGGCTCTGAAGCTCCGCCGGGTGCGCTGCGGTGTGAATCCCACGCCGGTGTCTGAGAAGGACGCCTTCGAGAATCTAGTCGAAGAGTTGGCCGACATCTACCTTTGCAGCATCGTCTTCTTCGGCGGCGAGCTGGATGACAACGACCCCTGCAATATGTGTGATGCGGTCGGCGACCGGATGGTCGAGATCATGGAGCAGAAGCTCGCCCGCTGGAAGTACCGTTTGATGAAGAAGGAGGATGTCGATGTCCCTGAAGAATAAAGCAGTCCTCATCAGTATTCGCCCTGAGTGGTGCGAGAAGATTCTTAACGGCGAAAAGACCGTTGAAATCCGCAAAAATCGCCCTAGTTTGAAAATGCCATTCAAGTGTTATATCTATTGCACAAAGCCTGTCGGAAACGTCATCGGCGAGTTTACTTGCGACAAGATACGCTTTTACTTTGGCAAGTCGTGGCTGGTCAAGGAAGACATCGAAGACGTAACTGCTGGTAGCTGCCTGTCCTTGGAACAAGTCAAAGAATATGCCGGCTGGAGAAAAGCTACATCTTTTATGGACCGTAAAGATTTGTATGCGTGGCACATCTCCGACCTGAAGATTTATGACCAGCCCAAGTCCTTGTCCGGCTTTTCTAGGCATGACTTTCGTGGCATGAACGGAACCGATGTCTGTGGAAATGAGAGCTGCGAGCATTATCAGCCGTCTGGAAGCTATATGCTCCCGCCGACCTGCGCAATCAATGGCTGCTGTTTGAGCAAGCCGCCCCAGAGCTGGTGCTACGTTGCTGAGGCAAAGGAGGACGACGCCTTATGAGTAAGAAACGGTATCTTGAAGCTGAGATGCTGAAAGAGTTCCTGCGCATGGGCATGAAGGTAGGCCATATCCACACATTACAGGATGTGGAGGACTATATCGACACCCAGCCAGAAGCTACCCCGCAGGAAGTGGCCGGTCAATGCTGGAGAAATTCCAAGTATGACCCGCCGACAGAAGCGGATGCTGACAGACTCGGAAGAATCATTGTTTGGGGAGCCGCGGTCAAGCACGTTGACATCACATATTGGGAGAATGCAATTTTTCACCCTGTGGACGTTCCGTTCTGGATGCCGTTGCCTGTAGCGCCGGAGGAAAAAGCAGAATGACACGTAAAGAAATGTTTGACCTCAGAATTGCAAGTGATGGATTTCGTTATGCGGTCAGAAAAGCGCTGTTTGAATGCTCCAAATTTCCGCCCTGCACCGAGCGAATGATCGTTGAGGGAAGACTGGCTGAAGCGCTGTATTTTTCAGAGCGGATGATGGAAAAAACGTACAAAGACCTTGAAACGGAGGGAAAAACTAATGTGGGCTGAAATGTCTGATGCAGCCAAGTGGCTGGCAGTTGGAGCTGCGATTGTCGCGGCCATTATCGTAACTGGGCAGACGTACCCGTTGTGGTTCTTTCTGATTCCGATGATCTGTTGATGAGGAGGTGCCGACCGTGGAACTGAAGAACAGCGAGCATTACAACGACCCGACGCCGTATGAGGCGCACAAGAACATCCGCAAGGAGGAACAGCTTGAAGCGGCCCGAATGCGCACCATCAGCGCGTTGGTCGGCGCACTGAAGCAGGTAGCCGATCTCGCCGGGTTTGAGATCGTGGGCCGGGTTGTTCTCATGGATAAGGACTCCGGGAGGATTTTCAGATGACCGGCAAGAAGTGTGAGGTGTGTGGAAGGGAGATTGAAAACCCGACGAACCGCCAGCGGTTCCGCAAGGAGTGCGCCAAGAAGCGTCAGGCCGAAGCCTTCCACCGATACTATCTGGCGAACCGCGAGTATTATGCCGAACGGAGCAAGGAACAGTCCACCCGCAGAAAACAGAGCCGCCTTGAGGAGTTGCTGGCAGGGGAGCCGAGGCCGTTCAAACCACCGAAGTACACGATTGAACAGGTAAACAACCGGGCTATCGCCCTCGGCATCAGCTACGGCTGGTGCTCGTATCTGCTTTCGGTCGGAAAAGTCTGTATGGAATGAAAGGAGAGCGCTTATATGACGCTGATTACGAAGTCCGAAGAATTGATGGCCGTTTCTGTCCGGCAGGGTGTTGAGCTTGCCGCCATTGAGGCCAAAGTGCTGCTGGGCTATCTGGAGGGGCATGACTACAGCCTGATGATGGATGACAAGTTCCATCTCGCCCTGCATGACAATCAGGACGGCGAGAATGCCAACAACGATCAGCCATACACCATCCGGGACTGCATCGACTTCTGTCAGGAGATGAACAGCGAGCTTCTTCTGGAAGAAGCGGGAAAAGAAGGCGGCGACCCGGACTATTTCAGCGAGCTTCAGAAGGACGAGCTGATTCTGGGCATGATGATGGAACGCGCAAAGGTAGCGCTTCCGCCCCGGACCAGCACCTACGATGTGGTCATCATCGAATACCTGAAGAAGGCCGTACCCGTCGAAGCCGCAAGTTGGGAAGAAGCCAAGATGCTTGTCAACGAGGCGTGGGACAACGGAACCTACGTCTTGACCGCAGATGACTTTGCCGGAGTGAGCTTTACGCTCGGCCGCTGATACCGTCCAAAAAGCGGTTGCATTATCGGCAAGTATCTGCTAAAATAGAAATACGCGGTGCTATGCCGAACAAAAAGGCCCCACACGGGGCTTTTTTGCTGCACAGATACAAACAATCTTTGGATGCAATGATAGCGTTTCAGACGAAACCAGAGGCACTCCTGCGTTTTGAAAATGCTCGCGTTTTCGCTACTTTCCATACTGGCATCCCGACTCCCGTCAGTATGGGGGATGCGATGCTCATTCTGTGAGTGAAGGCGCATGATCGAAACCTGTAAGAGATTGTTCTGAATACCGCAGGTTTCTGCGGCAGGATCGCACGGCTGTTTTCCGTGCGCAGAAAGGAAACACGAGACA